TGGATTATTAATGGTAAATATGTAATACGGTAAATTATGGGAAGAAAAGGTAGAATATTACCGGAAGGTCCAACCGGGGAAGAGTATTTTTCTGTATTAGATAAGGATGGATTTATATATGAAGTTACTATAGATGAGATAAAAATTTATTCTCTTAAAGACGGAGGTGGAGGAACATTAGACCAAGCACAGGCCTGGAATACAGAAATAACTTTCGACAATAATTATGGTTCATTCAATGAAAATGCACACACACAAAGCGGAGCTATTGTACTTACAATTGACTGGACGGGTGCAATTTTCGGCAAAGTTACTTCAAGAATAGTTGTTTCGGATGGAAATACAATCATATTTCCAAGTGGGGCAGAATCAATAATTAATAATACAATTAACGGTACGTTCGTAGGACGTATTTTTACACCTGTAAATGGTGAAAGATATAGATTTGTTTTAGAATGTTCAGATGTAAGTAATGAAAAATACAATCTTATCGTCTTAGATTCTACTCTATATGTCGAGCCTACTCAATTAACAGCACCTGTATTGACTTCGGCAACCGCTAATGGAATGGGCCAAATAGATTTGGTATTCACTGACCCAAATTCAGACCCACAAGAGGAAAGTGTGGAAATCACTTATGACACAGTTGATACATTCGATTCAGACCCGCAAACAACGACAGCAAGTGCAGATGCAACAACCAAGTCAGTAACAGGACTTGACAATGATACAGAATATTTTTTCAAAGTTAAGGATGTGGGAAATGGAATTACTACGGTAGATTCTGAATACTCTAATACTGAAAATGCAACAACAGAAGCGAGCTTAACTATATTAATGCAAGATGATTTCCCAGATACCAGTATTGATACAGATATTTGGAATGTCAATAGTCCACCTGCCGGAATTGAGTTAGCTCAAACAGTTGGATTTTTAACTTTATCAGTAACCACAACGGCAGCACATTCTTATTTTACTGGAGTATACTCTAACTCATTTACAGATAATATTTTAGTATTTAATTTCATTGTCGATTGGAACAATCTTTCTACAATATCGTTTAATTTTGTTGTAACTTCTGATGCAGACACTGATGATAGTATCCTGATAACGAAATCATCTTCAGGATACAACAATATAAGAGCAGTGACTAAAGAAGATGGCTCAGTTATAGATAGTTATGAATCGTCTGTTGCAAGAAATACAAGAGTAAAAATCAAACATACCTATTCGACAGGAGAAGTAATTGTAAGCTACTGGACTGGAAGTGAGTGGAGTATTTTATTAGAATCAAATATTGCTACATTAGAAGCAAGGTTCTTTTTAATGAGAATTTCAAGTTCCGGTGGATATACCGGACATATGAGTATATCCGATTTTTATATTACGAATAATGATTATTTAACTGAAACACCTGAATAATGATAGCGCCTCATGTTTTAACGGCTAAAAATAATATTTCAACAAATAATGTGAATATTGCCAACCAATCAGAGCTTGATGCACTTGCTTTCGAGGCAAATAAGACTTATAGATTAGCAAGGGGACAGGAATTTTATTTGGCAAAAAATCTTAACGTTGATAATATTATTGTTGAACCATACGGAACTGGACTTGCTCCAATTTGTAGAGGTTCTGTAGATTTAGGTCAGGAAGTTTGGACGGATGAAGGCGATGGAATTTACTCAATAACTCCCAAAAGTGCAACAAAATGGCTGTATATTACAGGGTATGAAGCAAAAATGTGTGAGACAGACTGGATTGATATTGTATCAATCCCAGATACAGATCAATTTGGAATAGATTCAGGAGATTTGAGTATAGACCCTACAGGGGCTTTGGTAGTCGACTTTAAGTCAATGTTTAATCTTTCACGAGAATATACGGTTACTGGATATAGTTCAGGCACAGTTACAGTTGACAGGACTCATGAATTTGGATTATTAACAAATGGGGGTAAAGCTCAAAAAGTAAAATTCTTAAATCTTCAAACACTTCTTACCGACAATTATGATTGGTGTTTTGAAGGCGGCAAACTTTATGTAAAATTACCATCTGCCCCCAGCAATTACGAAATTAATTCAGTTGTTGAAGATTCAGGGTTTAATGTTACAGGTAATAATGTAACTATAAGAAATATAGATTTTAAACACTTCTTTGAGGCTGCAATTTACAATAATATTTATGTAATTAGTCAACTAAATATCAATAATTGTAATATCTATGATTGCAGGGAGGACGGAATTAGAATAATCTCAAGGTCTTCAAACATAAACATATATGATAATATTATTAGCGAAATTGGAGCTTGTGGAGTAATAATTGGAAATATACAGTATTTTAATATTTACAGAAACACGGTTTCTAATTGCGGCACTCAGTCAAACTATGGATGGATAAAAGAAGATTATTCCGTAAATAATAGGAATTCCATAATCGGGTCTGGAATCGTTGTGGCTACAAATATATCAGATTTAACATATTTCGCCAACATTTTTTCTATTCATGACAATACAATATATAATACAGCTTATAATGGATTATCTACAAATGCCGCTTATAATGGTAGAATCTATAATAATGTGATTCATGATATATTAACAAGATTTGACGATGGAGCTGGAATTTACACATTTTTCTACAGGAATGCATATCCTCAATTAGCAGAAGATATAGAGATAGACCACAATATTATATACAATATTACTCGAAATGTTGCAAATTGCGGTATATTCCAAGATAACAGAAGTGGGAAAAATAATATTCATCACAACGTAGTTTATGGCAGTTCTAATTATTGCGTAAAAGTAAACGATGGCACTACAGATACTATACTTGAAGATAATATTTTTCTTGATGCAGATAAAACAATGGTATATATCCACAACATAACCGATGGAATTGTTCCGGCTGGTAAGGATTTTGTATTTAATCGAAATATAATATGCAACCGTTCCAACGGAACAAATGTATTAATTAGTTATGATTTTGATTGTTTTAGCCCTGATGGAAATGCAGAGGAAAATATTTATTTAAGACCATACAGAAGCAATGTAATTTCTAATTTAGGAAATCTTGCTGCATTACAAGCGGCTTATGGTTACGATACTGATAGTATAGAAAAATTAAATTGGTTGAGTTATGTTAGTGAGGCGCAAGCTCTTGAAGATGTAAAACTTTACACTAATGAAACCGATTCAGATATTACTATAATTGCACCTTCTGGATATGAAGATGTGAATGGAGTTGATGTAAGCTCCCAGGAATTAACTGTACCTGCACATTATGGACTATTAATTTTGAAATCATGATAGCATCAAAAATACAACTTAATAACGATTTTATTTATCAAATGATTAGCTATGTTAGATTATAAAATAAACTATATTTTAAGTAAAGAAGATACAATAAAATCAAGTATCTATCAAAGATTGCATAATAAATTAAAGATAGATGGTAAGGCAGATTTTTCTTCTATTTTACATATTACTATATTATTTTCTTTACTTAATACAGGAATATTAACTACTAATATTCAATTACAACTTTATAAAAAGCTTATACATTTGTTAAGGTTATTTGGAATTATGTACAAAATTCCAGATGTTATTAATGTAACTAATCCTATTTTATATTATGGAGTAGGTGCACAGAATTTAACTGTGTCTCAATTACAGGCAAATCTAACTCAGTCTATAGAATTATTTGGAAATGGTATTGATATATCTTTAATATTTAATCCTACTTTAGAAGTATTTTATTTCTGTTATCCTCAATCTTTAGGCGAATTGTCTTCCATACTTGATCCTGACGATGATGAGGTTTTAAATGGGTTTACACAAAGATCAGAATCATTTGATATTCCTGATTTAGGTAGTATACTTTATTATGTATATGAATCTGAATCTATTACAACTCAAGGTAATTTTTCACTTAAATTTATTATATAATGCCAGAAGGAGATATACCCAAGTCATTTAATTTTGAATTAAGAGTTCAAAAACCATTAGATGCAAAAGTATCAGCTTTAACTTTAGTTGAACGTGATGCTATACCTTTGATAAATAGGTATGATATGATGTTGGTAAGTGTAGAAGAGGACCATAATGAGTATCAGTTGAAGTTAGGGACAGTGGATTCTGATTTAGAAAATAATTTAAATTGGGTTAAAATTCCAAGTGAGATAGATTTACAGGCTGAATTAGATACTAAACTTAATCTTGATCAAAGTAGTCCTCAAACAATATCAGGGGGACAACCTATACAGAATTCATTGACCGCTTCAGAATTAGTATCAACTGATGTTAATAAGAAACTACAATCACTACCTGTAGCAACTTATCCTTCATTAATAGAATTATCTTATGTAAAAGGTGTTACAGCAACTATTCAGACACAGTTAAATTCAAAAACTGGCCATCCATCTCAGATAGTTACAGTCGGGAAATCAGGTTGTGATTATACAATTATACAAGATGCAATTGATTCTATAACTGATGCGACAACAATAAAAAGATACTGTATATATATATATTCAGGGGTATATAATGAAAACGTAGTATGTAAAGATTATATTGATATTGTAGGTTCAGGACGCACAAACACAATTATAGCCGCAATATCAGGTACAGTTTTAATATTTTCTTCTACAAAATGTACGGTTTCGGAATTAGGGATAGTAGTTGATTATGGTACATTAACTGTTAATTCATCCGCTATTGTTTCATCAGGATTAGATTCGGTACTGAAAGATTGCGATATAACTGTAACAAAAACAGCAGGTGACTATTTAATGCATGCTATTGAAATAGCAGCAGGTTCTTTCAGAATGTCAGACTGTTATATAAATTATTTCAACAATACAGCAATTGCCGGTACTTATTTGATTCAATCAGCTATACTTCAATCAGGTACTTTGACTGACGTGATCATGAACAATAATGAAATTAATGTATCTACAATAAATCCTAACAACGATATTGTAGGATTTGAAACAACAGCAAATGTAACCGGTAGTTGTATACTTTCAAATAACCTAATTAATTTAGATGCCGATGGCTATGCTGTAAGTGCCACTGGATTGTGGTTATATGGAACAGGTACAAGTGCTATATTTATTCAGAACCGAATCGTAATCGATTGTGATGCTTCTGCATATGGCTTTTGGATTGATTCAACTGCTGGTGGAGCAGTTATAGAATCAAGGCATAATGTAATGATATTAACTTCTGTAGGTGCTTCTGTAGGATGTAATATAGCAACGGGTGATATTTGGAATAGCACTTTCGACAAACTAACGGCTAAAACAACTTATTCCGGAGCGGGAACAGTTCATTTTGTAAGTTCTTACAGCGACGGAGATTTCAAAGTTACAGGAATTACATTAGCCCCAAATATCAATGGTTTTTCTACTCAGGCAACAGCAACAGGTATAACTACATTAACTGTAAGTAGTAATTATAAACAAATATTTACAGGATCAACTACTCAAACGGTTGTTATGCCTGATGTTACAACTTTAGTATTAGGTAGATCATTTGAGATTACAAATAAATCAACTGGAATTATAACTGTTAACAGCTCTGGTTCTAATTTAATTACAACTATTCCTGCTGGACAAACTATAAAAATAGAATGTATATTAATTACAGGAACAGATGCAAGTTCATGGAATGTTGTTTATTTATTTGATAAGACATATTTTGATAACTATTATACATTACTTCTTAAACCAAGACGTGCAGTAACAACCACAGCATCTCTTGTTTCTACTGATAATACAGGTGTAGTTGAAATGAATAGTACATCAGATTTTAACTTTACTATAGATCAAATGTCAGATGGATTTCAATGTGATCTTATTAATATAAATACAGGTGATATAACTCTAGTAGCAGGAAGTGGAGTAACATTATATTATGAGAATGCAAATAGAAAATTAGCAACACAATGGAAGGGAGTTTCTATTTACTTTCGTAGTGCTACTGAGTGTGTTATTGTTGGATTTTTGGAGGCTTAAAAACTATGAGTTTAATATTTGGAATATTACAACAACCTAATTTTACACCTTATTCTACGGTGTATTCTACACCTGGTATATTTAATACTACTATTCCTTCTGGTTGTACTCAACTAATTATTGAATGTTGGGGTGGAGGCGGTGCAGGTGCAGGAATTCCAGCGAATACACAAGGAAATGAAGGTGGTGGAGCAGCAGGACAATACGTTGCAAAAACTATAAGTAGCCCAACTGTAGGACATACTATTGATATCCAAGTTGCTGCAATTAGATATGGAACTGCAGGAAGTGCAGCCCATGGAAATTCTAGTATAGTTTCGATTAATAGTATTGATATATGTATTGCTTCTGGTGGTCAATCTGCTGATGGTGCTGCAAAAGGAACTGGATCATATATAAATGGCATAGGTGATGTTGTTTATAAAGGAGGAGATGGAGCAAACGGTGACCCATCTATATATTCTGGAGGTGGTGGTGGTTCTCCAATAGAAACTCAAAATGGTAATTCAGCTTCTGCAACAACTGGTGGAGCTTCATTAGGTGGCTATAGTGGTAAAGGTGGAGATGGGTATTCATCTGATTATTGGGCTGGTCAGGGTGGAGCTAATTATGGTGCAGGTGGTAGTGGTGCATTTACTGCTGATGCTTCTATATCAGAATCTTTTGTTGGTGGATACGGTGCTCAAGGGCTTGTCAAATTATCATTTAATTAATATTTTTATTCTTGAATACTTATGGATACTATTATGGTTGAAAAGGGAACTAATGTTGGAGTTGATGTTATTAAACAAATAAGTTTATTAGATCCTATACTTGCGTTATTATTATTAGTTTTATTAGCAGGTATATATTTTATGTACCGAACACTTAATAAAAAAGAGACTATTATAAATACATTACAAACTCAAAAAGCTACCGAAGTAAAAGAACTTAATGAGATATTACTTAAAGTAAGAGAAGCTGATAAGGAAATGCTAGTAGAATTAAAGAATATTCTGGTTAGATTTATAGAGTTGAAAAAAGAACAAAATGAATTATTGAAAAACAACATTGATGAAGTTGAAAGCCATACTAATTTGTTAATACAAATTTCTACAAAAATTGAGTTACTATTAAATACCAAAAAAGTTTAAAATTATGAATACTGTAGTTGTTGAAGAGATAGAGAGGAATATTCAAGATGTGAAGGGATTTACTGAAGATATGCGTAATTATTTACTAAACCCTAAAGGAAAAGTAGATATATCTACTTTAGACTATACTGAGTTAGAAAAAGGATTAAAGATTAAGGATATAACAAGTCAAGAGCAATATGATATTGGCATAACTATCTTAAAAGTTATAGTAACTGATTTTATTGAACTTGATGAGCATTTACATCAAAATCAAAGCCAATTTATCTATGTTAAAAAGGGACAAATCTATAATATAGAATCAAATGTACTATTTAAAGAAGGTCAAAGTTTAGCAATATTTAAATCAAATCTGCATAGAATTAGATACTACCCGGGTACAGAATGTGTAATTGTCTATATGCCTAAACTATGATTGATAGCCCTATTATAGTATTAGACCCAGAGAAATTAGAATGGAAAACTACTAATTTATTCGGTAAGATTTATAGAAGTGTTAGTCCTCGAAACTGGAAAGAACTTATGTATGCTATAGATAATGATTTATTAGGACAGTGTAAAAATACAGAAGTACAAGTAGTAGATAAATCTTTATCTACTTACTTTGACCTGCTATAAATTTAATACCTCTCCACTATAATGTTGTAGCCTTTTAAATTGATTATACATAGGAATCCAATCTCTAACTAAGGCCCAATCTTTCCGTGTACCTTTTCTATACCCAGCTTGAAATTCCATTTGTTCATCTTCTCCAAATAATTGTATGTAAGCTATATCAGTTGCTTTAACCATATCATTTAAAACATTTGCTGCTGCAACAGGATTAGATATGAACTTATACCAATTTTCGGGTGAAGTAAAGAATGATATTTCACCTGTTAAGCGTTTCATCATATTAAGCGTAAATAATTCTGCCTGCCCAGCTCCTTTACAATCATCATCATCATCACAGATTGCACCCTTTAATAATGCTGCTAAAGTAACTGCAAGTATCATTGTAGTTAATTCTACTAAATTTACACGCATATTAGCAGCATCTACCTCAGACAGTTTACCATTTTTATAATCAGATGTAACCTTAAAAATATTGCCTTTATACTGTGCTAGTAATGAAGTTAGTGTACGATAACGTCCTTTGATTGAAATGCCTCTGATATAGTCAGGGCGTTCTCTACCGAATCTATTGTAAAAGGCTTCAAAGAACCATAGTTTGAACATACTTAGAGCTTGACCCGATACAGAGGATTTTATAAGTAAAGGGTTAGAATAATCACCATGTATTTCTTCTACTTGTGATTTAATCCTGGATACCATTTCAACAATAGCATCTTCTCCTTTAAACTCTCCCAGAGTCCATCTATCTTCAAGAATTCCTTCCGGAAGAATTGCATCCCATATATCTTTTTCTTCACCGGTTTCTGAATCCTTAACTTTTTGATGTAACATCATAGCAACCATAACAGATCCTTGGTTATGTTTTTCGGTTCCAGTTTGTAAAGAATAAGGTTTAAATTGTTTTATTGATTTCATAAACCAATTATCTTTTTCTTCAAATTTATTTGTATCTTTAAATTCAAATAGAATATCTCCTAGAATTCCATAGTTTTCTATAACATGGTTAAATTTCTTATTCTCACTAATTATAATCTTTTCTGCTTTAGCTAAATCTTGTATATTAAATAATCTTCCATCAGCAGCTTTATATAGGTTTGTCAATTTACCGTACATATAATTGGTAATAGCTGCTGGTACATTCCATCCTAAAGCTTTTAGACGTAGTATATCTAATAGTCTTCTAGCCATTCCATTCATAGTAACTCTTTTACCTAAAGTCTTTTTTTCCTCTTCAAGTTTGGCTCTATTTTCAGGAGTTAAATCTGTTTGAGATAATAATTTATCAATTTCTTTTACTTTTAATTTCTCTTCCTTGGTTTGGATCTTATATAGAGTAGCAGAAGTATCTACTTTACCCTCATCATAATAACTCATTGACAAGAAGTATTCAGCCATTTCCATCATATTATTTATATATTTTTCAGCAATAGGATTTCCGGCTGAGTCCACATAATCATCCCCAATTTCAACAGTAGAATTAGGAAGATATGTCATAGCAAGATTAACAGCATCTTCTACATTATGTTTATGTTTTGCACTGAGAACAGCCAGGTTTAACATATTTAAAGACATAAATAAGTTTTCAGAGTTTTCTTGAAATACTTTATCTGAAGCTTCTTTATATACTTTAGACTTTTGATCAGAAGTTAAATCTTCTTCTTTTACTCCTAACGCTTTTATAGCTCTTGAATATTCTGAGTGTATCCTGGTTTTAATAGACTGCACATTTACATTAATATTATGTTCTACTTTACCGGTTAATAAATTAGTTTTAGCTGGATGGCTATCTTCTGAAATAAGATCTTTCACTAATGATTTATAAACATCTTCTGTAATAAAATCTATAATACCAGTTTCATTATACTTTTCTAATAAAGATTTCTGTACAAATCCCAAGGACTCAGTATCAAATGCTACACTACCAAATGCTATAGCTGCATTTTCTAATATTTCTTTGGCTTCGATATAAAATTCATAAGCTGGTTTACTAGCTAGAATTGAATCAAAAGTTTTATCGTAAAATCCTGTCTCCTCTCCCTTCTCATTAAATCTTTTTGGGACCATAATCAAAAAAGTACTTTTACCAGAAAGCTGAGAAGTATCTTTTTGTTTTGTAGTATTTAATGAATTTATGTACGCGATAGGAGAGTTTTCTTGTTCCCATTCTTGTAATTGTAATTCTTGTTCCAGAGATAGATCTATAGTTTCAAATTCTACTTTAACATACTCGTTTCTTATTTCTTTATACTCATCAAATTTGATTCTAGCTTTTTCTATGTATCGGTTAGTTTCCTGTTCTCCAAGATGTTCAGTTAATAAATTTACTAATGCATCTTTCTCAGCCTCTTCTTCTCCGAATAGTATAGCAGGATTTAATAAAATCATATTATCTTTTATCCTTTTAGTATTTTTCTTAATATTATTTTTATAACGAGAATATTTACTTGAAAATCTGGTAGTTAGATCTCCTGTTCTGGTTCCATCTTCATCCTTTTGATAAAACAGATTAAGATCAAATCCAGAATTTTTTACATTACTATATAAATTGGCTAAACTTCTTGATTTGATTTTTGATTCAATAAAAGCCTTATTATTTGCTTCATTGACTATTTTATGAATAAACTGAGCAAGAGCGTTTCCTACTCTATTGAGAGATAAAACTTTTTTACCTACTACATTAATCTTGTTAACCAACTTAGTAATTTGATTGAATCCAAGTCTTGAATTCCAATTCAGTTTATTGTTAACAGTTGATTCTAGTAAGGACTCACCAAGTTTTAATAATTTAGATAATCTTTTCTCAGCCTCATTTCTTATTTCTCCAAACTTCTCAGTATACTCCTCTATCCCAAGTTCATCTGTATCCAGGAATGCATGAGTTCCTTTAGAAAAGTCTCCCGAATTTTGCCACATCTCAAGTTTCTTTTTAGAATAGATGAATTCTCTGTTACTAATTTTATCTTTACTTAAAATAATATCGATGTCTGAAAAATTATCAAATGCTTCTCGGAATATATCATCAAGAGCTTCACTCTTTTTTAAAGTTTCTATAGTAGTTTCTATTTTATTGATTTTATTATCTAATATGTTTATATCAGATTTCTTGCCACCCTTGGCTTCAAGTAAATATTTTTCTCTGGAAAATGATGATCTATCTTTGTATAAATCCTGTATAATAGGATTGATTAATAAATCATGTTCTTCAGTATAGGAATCATTGTTATCAAAAAGAGTAGTCATAGAGTTTAAATAATTTCTATAACTCAATTCATTATATTTTAATAAAGAATCTTCATTAATATTAACTCTGTAGCCATTTGTAGTTTTAGTAACGGATATAACGTCTTGTCCAATTCTATCAGACATATATTTATTTACTCTCTTAATGTAATCGATATTTTCCTGTAGAGTTTTTTGTTTTTGTTTATTATGCCATTCAACTGATTTATCATTTATAAAAGAATCTCCGTGCATAAGTAAATAGTAGTTACCTTGAAATTTCTTACTACTTATCACATTATGTTTTAATCCGGCTTCTTGTGCTTTAGTATTAATCCCGGATACTAATCTTTCAGTAGTATATAAGTTTTCAAAAAACTCAATATTACGTTGCATAATTTTAGGATTACCTTTATGAATAAATAATCCATGTTTCTTAAATAGTTCCGAGGTATTTTGAAGCATATTAAGTAAAGAGGCTGAGTTTTTAAACTTAGCCTTATTACTCAGTGTGTAAGAACTTTCATCAAATACTTTAGCAACATTTTTAATTCCTTCTTTTTGTAAGAAGTTAATAGCCTGACCTTGCAGGCTATCTCCAGATATATCATAAGTACAATCCATATTATTTACAAGTTTTATTTGCTATTCCATCTTTGACTAAAGCATCTAAAGATATTATGTTTTCGGCATTAATAGATATATTGTCAACAGATTTATCAACATCTTGTATTTCGAATTCTGAATCAGTAGAAATCTGTTTACTTGAACGTACTACTATACCTTTCGCTGCTCGTGAAAAAGCTACATACCTTGATTGATTTGCAGCAAGAATATCTTTATGTTTTGAAATTAACCAATCAATTCCTGTTTCATCAACTAATGCATATTGATAAGTACTTCCTTGAGACTTATGAAAAGTTATAGCATAACCATAATCTATAGTCTTGTCTTTAACTACTAATGGTTTACCATATTTATCTTTTAAAGTAGTAGATTCTAAATCATCTAAAGTCATAAAAGAATTATCAAAACGATAAAATAGTTCTTTTGCATTCTGTCGAGATTTTCCTGCTGGAAAACTATAAATCTTTTCTCTTATATACTCATACATTAAAGCTAAATCAGTTTTTGTCTTTTGAGATACTGATCTACTCATTATAGTAACAGTAAAAGTTTCTCTAGTCAATGTATTTTTAATATCAACGATATTTGCAGGAAATTCTACAGACATAGATTCATCAAATGGGTTTTCTACTGTTACATTTTTTGTATTAGAACCTGTAACAACATAATCAGAACCATTTTTAAACATTGAAGTTTTACTAAAATGTACATTTTTATAACCGGTTAATACTTCACCTACTTCAATCTCAGATTTATAACCTAAAATATTTCTAACTGTTTTATTATAAGAAGTTACACTGTTTTTAAAGTATGTAAGAATCTTAGCAAATCCCGGGACCTTTTTATAGTTATTGGATTTAAAAAACTTAGTAATAGATTCTAAAAAATGCTTTTCTCCTATATTATATTCTATACCTTCCTGAGTTTCTTGATTGATTTTAGTTACTCGTTTATCTTTTAAAGGATCAACTGTAGTTTCCTGATCAGTCCTAAGTAAAGTAAGAGTAGAATTAAGAAGATTGTTTTCGTTTTGTCTAACAACTTTAGTTAGGTTTTGAACAACCTTATCTGAAGTATTAAAGACTTTAGAAAGAGCTGTCATTCCTACTGGTTTAAATTGACCTGAATCAGCTATAAACAGAACTTTAACCCCTTCTTGTAAAACCTTTGAATACAATGTATTGTTAAGCATAGAAGCTTCATCTATCACAAGTATATCACCTGATTTAATAATGCCTCCAAAGTTATCATACTGTTCCTTATCTCCAAATTGGTTTTCAAATCCATCGAGTCTTAAACCTAAAGCGGAATGTAAAGTACTGGTAGTTATTTCATCACCATAAATACTTTTTTGAACATCGGCAGCAGTAGCAGTAGTAGCTGTTAAAACAAGTTTTTTACCTATTGTTTTTGCATATTCTATCGCGACTTTTATTACTGTACTTTTACCAGTTCCGGCATATCCATTTAATAAGAAATGTTTTTTATCCATGGTTGAATCAGAACCATCTAACCAGGAAGCAAACTTATTTAAGAATTCCTTTTGTTGTATTGTTAACGAGAAATCAAATCCAAGTTTTCGTAAATCAATTGTTACATTGTTTAGAGTTATTAGATTATCAGATACCTCATCTGCAATTATAGCATCTACTTTTGAAATTTCTTTTACATAAAATCCGGTATCGTTTTTTTCTACATACTCAAAACCCTTTGATAAAAGATACTCAGAAATATTTAATTCCTGTTCAGTAGCTTTTTCTATAGGAGACATTACAAAAGCTCTAACACCTTTTGATAAGGCATTATCAATATTTGAATACATAGAAGTTAAATTGAATTTAGTTTTATTCCAAACTCCTAAGACTTGATTATCTACTGTTTGTTCAGAATAACTATAACCTTTGCTTTTTAAAATTGAGTAAAGCTTTTTTTCTCCTTCATTATATGTAGAAGATTCAATATAACTTTTATTATCAGTAATAAGAGTAGCCCCAGATTCAATAGCTTTTAAAGCTTCTTGAATAGTTTTATTTTGTTGCTCATTTCTTAAAGTCTCAGAACCTCTTTTACCTCCAATCGAAACAAATACAGTATCGTTGTTATTGTAGTTTCCTGTATTAGCATATTTTCCAATTTGTTTTCTATACAGTTCTGTAGAAGAATTTTCAATCCCTTCACCAAAACCAATAAATTTATTAGCTATACTTGCTTTAGTAATAGCTTTTTTATCAACTGCTTGAACAGGTATTACACTAAAAATATTTTGTTTTGTTAAAGTCTTTGTACCAGTACTTTTATTATTCCCAATGAAAATAACAGACCGGTCATTAAAGACCGGTTCTGTATTATAATTATTCCGTTGTTTATCAAGAAACTCTAATACCTCTGTAACTGATGGTTCTCCTTTTTCAAACCATTCATTAGTTGCTAAAAATTCATTTGTATAAATAATAGCTTTTGTTTTCAAAGCTTTTGTAGCATTTCCGTAGAGATGCTTTAAACCATTAAATAATTCAGAAGGATTACCTTGTAAATTATTCTCAAGACTAAATGAATTATTTTTAGCCAGTAAAACATATGCAATATTCTCATTCTTAAAAACTCTGGTAAGTTTACTCAGAGATTCAGTTACTTTTGAGTTATTTAGATCTAAACAAATCATTTAGTTTTTTCTTTTATTAGGTTTATATTCTTTGATAAATTTCATAGGATCTATACAAGATAATTTTCTATAATCATCAACTCTACTATCTTTATCAAAATAGAATTCTCGTCTTTGAGTTGTATCTGTAAGGATTTCAAAATGAAGATGTGCTGTATAAGCCCATTTTTTTCCTATTAAAGCTATTGGTTGTCCCTTAGATACATAATCATTTGGAGTTACAAATATAGTATCACAATGATAGTAACTAGATATAATATAGTTCATAGAATCAGTTTCTATTCTATGTAGTATAACTATTAAAGGATCAGAACATTCGATAACCATACCAGATCCGATACAATAAATAGTATCTCCTAAATCACAGTTTACTGGTCCATATTTATTTAAATCAGAACCTAGATGAATTCCATATTTAGTTATGTTTCCATATGGATTAGCATCATAATATTTAGACATATCCACAGGATATTGCAGTCTTATATTAGATGGCAGTGCATCTCTCAATGAGATCTCTTCATTTAATTCAGATAATGCTTGTTCATCCATTACAGAAATACAAGAAAATGCTGTTATTACAATGAAGACTAAAATTAAAATTGAATTTTTCATATTATTATTATTATTAATTAATACAGTAATTTATTTCTTTTTTTCTACTTCGACAATTTTTGGATTTCCAGGAGCTAAACCAGTAGATTGTCCAAATTTATATAGTAATTCTTTTGGTATTTTTATACCTTCCTTTTGTGCTTTTGCATAACTACCTTTGGGATAACCAGGCATTTCATTTTCCTCATTCCATTTTATAGATTCTAACATTTCTTTTTTATATCTTTCTATATCTTTTAATACATCTACAGTTTTAGGTCTAGTAAAAATTTTCTTTTTTTCTTTTCCGGATAAATCCCAATAGTTAGTTGGTGAACTGTATCTTTTAACAATTCCTCTCATATCCCTACTACTTACATAAGAAGGCCAACTCATAGTAGCTGTTTTACCTTGTCCTATTGTTTTTAAACCAAGTTCATCTACCATTAAATTATACACTTGATTTCCCTCTTCATCTTCATCTTCAACATAACCCATTGCAACACCTCCATGTTGAGTCATATGCTGATCTTTTACACCTCTCCAATTTGGAGCTCCTTTTTCTACATAACCAGCTTTCACAGCATCTCCAAAAGTTAACATTGAACCAATAGGAATATCTCTAGGATCAAGTCCATAAAGTTTCTTTAAGTAATCTTTATCATTCGCACTAACTATAGGTTCTCCCAATTTATTATGGGTTATAAAATCTTCTGCTTCCCAAGCATCTATACCTACCGAACTTCCTTGGGGTTTTCTCACACCTTTATTACTCGTAACTACTTTTGGATATTCTTTTTGGAATAATCCTACACTAGAATAATCTTCATAAAAACCTTTCTTATCGGGGTAAAGAACATCAAAATTTTTACAACTTGAACCTACACAACCTGCTCCTGGAGTTTTTGCACTATATTTTGTATACTTTGAATTAGTATAGTAATCATTTTTTAAAGCTTCATATTCTTTATTAGTATATAAACCTTCAGATTTCTTAGAAGTAATAGTTTTATTTTTAGTAGTACCCTTTTCACCTGGTCCCGGTTCAGGGCCAATATTATCATTTAATAACAAACTACCATCATCAGCATAATCTTCCATATAAGGTAAAGAAGATGCATATTCATCTATACCTTCATGGTCTTTATTCTTTAACATTTTAAGAATTTTTTCCCTATCATGTTTAGGGACAATAATTATATCCCTATTCTGATTTCGAAGAGTTAGTTCCCCACCTTCGGCTTCTATATTTTTTCCCATAGTTTGATTATTTTTATATTAATCCAGATCTCCCATTTCATTGTCAAGAAATCTTAAAGCTGTAGAATCATCACCAAAAGCTTCAAGACGATTTTTCCAATAAGTCATTTTACCAAGTTCTTCTACTTGCTCAGCCTGATATTTTAAAGCAAGTTGAGTAACCATACCACAACCTTCTTTCATAGCTAAGACAAATAATTCATTACATTGTTGTGTAATCGTAATTTCATGTTCAAGACTTTTATCTATGATATCTACTAATCCTGAATAGGTTCCTGGTTGTTTAGGAATTATATCCATTCTAGGTAATAGGTCTAAATCAGATAATAAACTTTCACCCCATCCTGAATGAGTTAGTTCCTCCGAAGCATATTTTCTCCAACGTTTAGCTGCTCCTGTAAATCCTATGTAGTCTAAATAGTTAGCCATATCTTCATAAATATAACTGCTTATTCTTTCTTGGTTTATTCTATATTGCAAGGCTTCTATTAAAACATCACTAATTAGATTTTTCATAATTTATTTTCTTTTTATATAACGTTTGACATTTTTTGATTCTTTAGCAGAGTTAAGTTTAATGAATGATTTATTAGGTATAACACAACCACATGCTGCTTTTATTTTAGTCTCTCCTTTTGTAAATCCTATATTACCATTTTCTTCCACAAATATATTAATTCCTCCACTATTATGTGAAGGAAAACCTTTTAAATCTTTAATTAGATTCCATTCATGTCCTTTTTCAAAAGAAGTATTTTTCTTATTCCACTTTACTTGTAGTCCCTTTTCTGCATAGACTTTAGAATTATTAGTCTTAGATATCTCCCAATCCCCACCTTTTCTATTCATCCTATTAAATCTGGCATATGAAGTCTCATGAAGTAATAATCCATGCTTTGCTTCAATTGTACCATTTTTTCCAGAAAAGGTAACTTTACCATTGGAGATTTTTAAATCAACTCCTCCTTGAGTATGTGAAGGAAATCCTTTAAGGTCTTTAACCAAACTCCATTCAAACCCTTTTTTAAAGTTACTCTTCATTCCTTTAGAAGCTTTTGTCTTACTTTTACATTTTCTCTTTACTTCTTCCCCTTCTTTTTCAAGAGACTTTAAAACCTGATCTTCAAAGTTTGAAAACTGATCCTTTATACTTTCAAGGTCACTATTCTTTATTGATTCTATAATTGCATCAGTAGCATAACTAACAGGAGCAGAATATGTTTCATTAGTAACTACTACAGTATTGACATTTTTTGGAGGAAGATTCTCTTTACTATAATTTATATCCAGTTGTTTAGGAGTATTGATTATAATAGAATCCATATAATCATATAAATCAAGTAACTCGTTATACAAATTTCCAAACTTAGATTTATCCCCGGTATCAGCAACATATTTAAACATTTTAGCAATGTATATCGGATTAGATCTATATGATTCTGTTATAGCTGAATCTAAGTTTTGTTCATTATTTTGTTTATATTCCTGGATAGAATTATAATCTTTACCATTTTGTCGAAATTTACGTTGGGCTGAATCTGAAAAATCTGACATTGAATATTCAACATTCTTAGATTTAGCATTTATAAAATCAACCGTAAATTTTGACCTTTTTACTTGGTCCATTATAACAGGTGTACTTAAATTATTTATATTGTAAATGCTACCTTTCTCTATTATATAACTATTACCATCAGTATGTGAGTATATTAAATCATTATTAATAGCTTTTTCTACTTTAGTCTTTTGAATCTTCTCAACATCTTCCTTAGATACTTTAGCTACAGTTAATATATCACTAGCTAACATTTGAGCTCCATCAGTTGAAAAACCAAGTAATTCTAATATTGCTTGAAACAATTCCTGAATAAGACCTTTATACTCTGAAGTATTAACATTTAATTCCTTAAAGATATTTCTGGTTGAACTTACTGCAACAAATTCAGATAAATTAAGTAAAGAATAATAGCTTTCAAATTTTGATCTGGATTCAGCCGCTATTTCAGTATATTGTTTATTTGCTATTTCTATATCAGATTTAAATTTTCCATCAATAAAAAATTCAGGATTTTTTCTATAAGTAAGAATTTTATTAATTAATTCAAGTACATCTCCATGAATTGTCGAATTATTTAGTAAAGCATTTAATTTATTATCGGATACAGAATTTAAGTATCCTAACATAACTGCTTTAAAATCACTGGATTGCTCTTCGGTTAAGTTAGAGATGATTCTGTTCTTGAAATCATTTATCCTACTTAGAGAAGATTGTATAGCTGGCTGATTAAAACTACCTTTTGAAAATCTATCAATTTCTTGTAATGTAACTGAGTGCATGTATTCATGCATAATCCCGGTTATAATATCGTGAGAAGATGAAGTAGATATATACTCTTTACCTATCGTAATTGTATTTGAATCCGGATTATACTTTAATCCTCTTATAGTATCAGTAACTATAAGAGTAATATCATCAGGAATAACTCCCTGAATTACTAAAGCCAGATTTGATAATTCAGGATATTCAGTTTGATCTATGATTGATTGAATTAAGTTATCTGAACTGGAATAATCTAACTTTACTTCTTCCTGAATCTGGTCAATATTATATCCATTAACAGTATCTCCGGATATGTAAGTTCCTTCTCTGGTTCTAATTTGATGGATATCTTTTTTCAATGGTTCTTCTACAGTCCTGTTGGATTTAAATATAGATTTAGCTTTACCTTGAATATTATATTCTGTTATATAATCATTACCTAATTGAGATATTTCGTGATATACATCACTTATTGAGGGTGATTTCTTAAATACTTTTACAACATTGTCTTCAGTTACAATATGTATATATTGAGAATATTCAATTCCTTCAGTAGGTAGTAATTGACTCCCTGTCAATGTATATTTTTGTATATTCTGTGTTTCCTCCGGATTATGACGAATCCATTGGTCAATAAATGTATCTACCTGATCTATAGAACTGGGAATACCGATAACTTCATTAAGTATATCTACAGGAATTAAGTTTGTAAACTGTCTTGCTTTGAAAGTTCCACGAAGAATTCCATATACTGCTAATTGTTCGGCTACAATAGATGGAATTACACCATTTATTTCACTATCATTACGGAACATATCCAGAAAAGATAAATAGAATTTATTATCATCTAAGATATCTTCTGAAGTATTATTGAAATCTATAGTAACTACACCATCTGTTTCCTGGAATGCTATTCCGTTAAGAAAGGTATTCTTTTTCCAATATATTGAATCTTTTAATTTATTAAGATTATCATATAGAGAACCTTCTTTAGTATTGGTAAAAAGAACTTTTCTAACATTATCTATATTTCCGGTTTTAAAATTAGTAAGAAGAAAGTCTTTATATCCATTTGTTATAGATTTTAATTGACTAGCTGAGAGATTTCCATCCCTTCCTATATTTACAGCTAGATTTGAATATATACTCTTGAACATAAAGGAAGGATTTGTTTCTACAAATTCATTACCAAAGAATGATAATAAACTTTCAGTTCCTATCCAAGTATCTAAGCCAGCTAGTGTAGTAGGATTAACATCAGTTAAGCCAAATTCATCATTTTCTATTGTCCCTAATAAAGATTCTGCATTCTTTATATTATGGAAATTTAATGTAAAAGATTTATCGTATCTAAGTTTATTGATAAACATATTTTTATTAAATCCTTTAGAATCGATATTCAAGTATTTCTTTAAGGATGCAGGATATCTTTCATACTCTTGTAATTGTAAAAATTTAAGTAAAATTGCTACCTGATGTTTTCCAAAATCAATATACTTTTCTTGATCTTTAATCATATCAAGCATTTCTTTAGAAGCATCTTTACCTTTGAAATCAGCTAAGCTTTGATCTTTTGGAGTATAAGTTGATTGAGAATCATATGTCTTTTTTAAGATATCAATAATATCATCTATTCTATCCGGATTATATTTACCAGTAATAGATTCCGACTCTCTTACTAATTTGACAAAATCTTTAATTATAGGTTGAGATATAAATGTAGTTGATACGTCTTCCTCAAAACCGAGAAAGTTTAATATTGAATATACATTAAATGTGTATTTATTCATATTTACTTTATACATACCTTGCTCATTAGCATTATCTACTGATAGGTTTTGAGCAGCAGCTATAATTTCAGTAATTTTTCTTGGTGAATCCTTTTTTAATGAAAGTAATCTACCAAGTATTCCATTAGACATGTCATATTTATTTCCAAATTCAATCTGGATAGGAACCTTTTCTCCTAAATAATTTGTTGTTTGAATTTGAAGTTCTTTATCTTGGGCCAAAGCATTAAAGATTGAATCTGCCGAGAACATACTAATACCATCTTTACCTTCAGTACCATCATAAAATTTATTAGTCTGATAAATATCAGATATTATGGGTTCTTGTCTTACAGAAGAAGATAAAGTATCTATTAAATCTGCATAACCATCTATGTATTCCTTACCATCATATTTAATAGTTGTACCTAAATACTGTCCTAATCCAAGAGGGGTAATAATACTACTTTGAGTCTGTGGACTGCTGACAACAGTAAGATGAATATCAAGCAATGAATTATGAATACTTTTTTTATATAAGTTGTCAAAATTATCCAATTCAAGACTTAAATTTATTACATTCTTAATCAGATTAAGTTCAGCATCCGGGTATAAATTACCTACAAAATTACCTAATTCATTTTCATTAATAGTATCTCCGGTTTCCCGAAAGATATCAATAGATTCTACAATACGATTAAAAATATCTTTATAGTCATTTGGAGAATTTTCTTGTAGTTTTTGTTTAGCTAGTTTATAATCAATAGCCAATTTCCGTCTTTTGCCTTTATAATCGGATATTTCTTCTATTTTAGCCAGAGATTTATGTACAGAATTATATTTAGTTGACATGAGATAAGAATATAACATATCAACATCAAAATCTGAACCCATTTGAATAGTAAATTCCCTTGGAGCCACAATCATATCCCCACTTATCGTTGGTAAAAATCCTACAATCTCCATATAAGACATTGAAGAATGTAACTGAGTAGGAATTCTAAATCCAAAAGTTTTTAATAGTTCAGGAGGTAATTTAGTTTTATCAATTGTAATTTTACCTTCTTTATTTTTTACAGTAAATTGAGATAGATCTAATGTATTTCCATCATTATCCTGAAATTTAAATGGTACTAATATTTGAGCCGGATGTACAATCCCTTTACTATCTGTGTATTGAGGAAGTAAACCTTGTTCATGATTATAGCTATCAGTAAATAGAATACTATCATACTCATTTATAAGTTTACTTAAATCTTCACCAGTTTCAACCGCTTTAATTACGGTTTCCGAAGTAGGTTTAAAACCTTCCTGAGAAGCTAAAACTTCACTCCTACCAGTTAATTTTTGTTTAACTACAGAATTTTTAACCAGTGATATAAGTAAGGATGCATAAATATCTGCATTAGGACTAGCCCATAGAGGAATAGCGAAATCTTTCCTTACTATCGATTTACCATTTATATTATGTGGAAATGTTTTTATCTCTAAACCATCTATTAATACTTTAGTATCTTCCCCGCGTTTGCGTAATTCTCCTTTGAGTAAAGAAGATAATAATTCAATATCCAATAATGTTTGAGAGTTTCCTTTTTTATCTCTATATCTTTTGGTTCCAATTCTATCTTTTAGAGAAGCGATACCAAGGTCATATAATTGTTTATAATAATCAACATACTTAGATCTCAATTCTTCCCCGGTAACCTTATTGTCTTTATAATCAAATTCAGTATTAAGAAAATTTGCGAATAATAGTTTTTTAGCCTGAGCCCCGCTATTAATTTTTAGTTTTTTTGGATCATAAGGTTTATCCTGTTGAATTTTAAAACCTTCTCTGGATAATATTTCAGGTTTATCTATTTGAAAATCTGTTATATTTCCAGCCTCATCGAAGATAGTTAAAGCAGTTTTCTTTGGAAATCCAACCTTAACCCCGGATTTATAAACTAATCTTACTCCTTTATTCCCATTCTTAGAAGCAATATCCTCTAATTTGAGCCTAAGTTTATCTATTTCCTGATTTTTAGTTAATGCAGGTATCAAGGGAAAAGAAGATGTTTTAATGTATATTTTCTTATCAATTTTAAAATCTCCTACCTGTATTATTTTATTGTTTACATATACAGGTTTTAAAGGTTGTAAAACTTTATCAAATATTCTTTTAGTTGGAAGACGTTTATTGGAAAATGCATCAGAAGCTTCTTCATATTCTTTTTTACTGATCCTTCCTAAACCTTTAAGAACATCTAAATGTTCTTTCCAGGTAGTTATTTCCTGTGCATCTGTACCTTTTATTGCAGTATAAGGAAAAGATTTTAATTTCCTACGTTGATCTTCAGACATACTATTAAATTGTTGTAATGTCTTATTATCAAGTATTTTCAAGATATGTTTAAATACTACTGAAGTAGAGATTTTATCTTTAGCATATAATTGAATATAATCTTCACTTTCGAATTCATTTCCCGGAGCAATTTCTGCTGCTAAACGTTTGCCTATATTAGCATAAGTTCCTTTAATATTACCTTTAGCATAATTTGAAGGATCTCCTACTATTAACTGAAACATATTTGCATTAAATAGGAAATAGTTAAATTTCATATTCATAATAGAAGCGATAACATCTGTTTTACCAGCTTTAGTAGATTTTAATACTAATCTGTTTGTAGGGAAATATTTACCATCTCTTTCTACTATAAGTCCTTTAGATTTATAAGATTCTAAAGTTTGAAAAGTAGAATCAATTAATGTTCTTACAAGTTCAGCTTTGATTTGATTCTTAACATTTGAATCAATTTGGGGAGAAGACTGAACTAAATCGAGTAACTTAACTTCTACCTCATCTCCTTCATTATTTTTTTGTTTAATCGTCAAATCATTTAAAGAAGGAAATAAGTAAAATAGTTTTCCATTATAGTCAGCTAAATCTATATTTTCATCAAAAGAAGGTTGGGATGTAGAGAAGATTCTATTTATTTCAGCTTTAACTACACTCTCATACATTAAATCCAAAGCTTCAGGTTTAAAATATTGTGTAGGTATTAATTTACCGGAATTATCTTCTACAGTATCAGATACTACAGAATCAAATGCTAAACCGGAACCTAATAAAATTCTCTCTTTGTCAGAATTAGTAGGTAAAAAATATTGAGCCTTACGATAAGATAAAGGTTTACCATTTATATTTATTGAATTATATTTATTTCCATTATTGAAGAATCCTACTTTAACAATTTCCATATCGGTAGGACTAATTTTATTAGCTTCTTTCGATCTGCGTCTTTTAGTTTTTAGTGGATGTAATGATACATATGAAACTTCAAAATCTTTTCTAAAGTTCGTATCTTCATTATTTAACATTGCCAGATAAAGAGATTCTTTTGCGAATAGAGATTTAGATAATTCAGATCTAAGTTGAGAGCTTTCTTCTGTTAATTTATTTACCCGATTAACTGTATAATGATTATTAGTATATGTATAGATAATTTTATCTCCTATTCTAAAGGAGTGAGCGAATTGATCTTTAACATAGGAAGAAGAGCCATTAACTAATCCGAAAACTATATTGTCATTCATTACATCAGAATTCTCCACTAAAGAACCTGGAGACATCTGTTTTAGTAAAATATCTATCGGTCCATTAGGATGAAAGAACTGTCTTCCAGTAGATGATTTACTTCCGTAATATATCTTTTTACTGGTTAAGAATAATGAATTTACATAGATAGGTTCAGCATTAATACCTAAACTATGAAGGATATCTGTAGCTATTTTAGCTAAAGCTAATCCATCTTTTTGATCTGTATTTCTTAAAGTTGAAATTTTTTCTTTTACTGATTGAAGTTTATTCTCATCATAAAGACCATGTACTACTACACTGGATTTTAGATGACTTTTTTTCCATTGTTGTTGAATACGTCTACTTATAGAAGAAGAATCATCATCATATACTTTTAATTTTGGATGATAAAAACCATCTTCTTCCAATTTAAGCTCATAGGAAATAAATTTCATTTTTATCCTATGTTTAGTCATATCAGTAACAAATTCTTTTCTTATTTGTTCATCTAAAGTATATTCACCCTTGGAATCTTTAGAACTTAATTTATTAGATATATCTTGTAACCAAGCATAGTTTGGATTTTGTTCAGTTATAGCTGAGGAAGTAAATTCATCCAGTTTAGAAACCAAGACATCGTATTTAGCTGGTAAATCATGTAGAATGCTATGCAATTCTTTATAGACATAATTAAAATCTAAAGCTATTTCTGTACCTATAAAAGATTTCTTTTGTACCGGTATACCATCTTGATATTCGTATTCAGTAATATAAGATAAAAATTTTTTCATCCGTGTGGATATGGTATCCCTGGAACTTAACTCTATAGAAAAGTTATCAGAAAAAGAAGTTCGTTCAAAGGAAGATTCCATATCCGGAGTTTCGGATAACTCTTCCTGTTCTTTGGAAACTAATTCTGAACTTTCTTGCAGTTTTTTAATCCGGATAAAATTAATATGTTCTAACTCAGCTTTTGCTAAAGATCTAAATTTATCTATATTATCAATTACAGATTTATTATCTGCAATATTTAGTTTAACAGAATCAATTTCTTCCTGCATAGAATTATCATCATTGAGTAATTCCAGATCTTCAATAGATTCTTGTAACGAATTTATGTTACTTTCTACATCTTTAACAAAATTCTCTACAATAGTATTTAGCAATACTTTTTCAGGATTTGTATTTTCGAAGGCAGCTTGATATAGCCTACCTGTTAGAACATTAACTACTTCTTTTTGCTTTGCAAATGAAAGACCTTGGATAAAAACATCCTGAGAAGCTAAAATCTCTTTTACTCTTTCTGGTTTTAATAAACCTAATCTAGTTTCTTGACAACCCATTATGAATCACAGTTTTTATTTTCGTTATTTTCTAGTGCAGTTTGAGAAATATTTAATGCTCTAACTAATCTCTCTAATGTTATTTTACCTTCAGCTATGTTTAAAGCTAGTTTATTTATATCTTTTCCTGATTTTTCTGATATAGATTTAAGGATAGGATTTTTAAGTAAATCTTCTATTTTAACATCAATCCCCACAGAAGATATTTCTAAACCTTCAGGAATAGTTTCTTGTATAGTTTCTACATTTGTTTCCTCTATTTCTAGTTTATTTAACTTTGAAGTATCCATATCAAATACTGTTATATTCTGTGCAGTATAAGCCGTTGTTCCATCTTCTAACTTTACACTTCTCATAAAGGTACTAACATAATTTTTTATAAATTCATTGTAATTTCCTTCAAAGGTATCAATTTCATTTGAATCATTTATAGATGCGAATGTAAATTTATTTGTTTTATTAAGTAAATTTTTATTCACATTAAAAAATACATGAGGTAATATTTGAGTTTCAAGTATATCTAAATTAGTATCAAGATCTTTCTGACCTTTAAAGATAGAATAAACATGAGATTTTCCAAAGGATAAAGTTTCTCCAGAGAATTCTATAAATCCTAAAGAAGATTTACCTAATCTGGATTTTAAGGTCTTTGCAAGAGTACCTTTTTCTTTTGGATTATATAATGTAATTACTTTAGTAAACACATCCGATAAACCTTTTTTAGATAATAAATCAATACCATCTTTTTTATAAGAATCATATAAAAGTTGATTAATGCTTGAATCTTGTTTTGCAAAAATTTCTATAGATTGACGTAAACTTTTTATTATAGATTGAGGTAGTTTATCTGTAACAAGTGGTGAAGCATGATATTTCATTTTTCCATTTACTTCTCCTAATGGGATAAATGCAAAAGATGTACCACTATAAAATTGTTCAACCTCATCCGTGTTAAGGATATTATTTTCTATTGAAGCTCTACCAGGAACCTCAACAGAAGAAATATTCATTATACCAAATGAAATAGATGGATCCAAATATTTATTAGCTAATTCAGCCTTATTCTTAGACAGTAATCTGAATCCTACATAATGATCATCCTTACGTTCAATCACTTTTTTTACTATTTTAGTCTCGAAAGGAGTTTCTGGATTTTCAAGTAAATAAGATATAAGATCTTTTCTAAACTTTCCTAAAGCAAGTCTATTAGAATCAATAACTGAATCGGCTGAAGTAATATGATTTATCCATTGAGTATTATGTACAAAACCTATTAATTGACCAGTTTCTCCATGTTTAATGGTTAAAGGCCAGTAATCAAAAATATCAAACTCATTAAAATGTTTTTTACCTGAGTATTTACCGAGTTTATAACTTTGTTGAAATTTATCCCAGGTTTCAGAATTTAATGAAGCTTTTTTAATTTCTTCCCAATCTATCAGTTGTCCATTCTCTAAACGTATTCTACCTTTATAAATACCATCAGCACTTTCTATTTTTAATGGTGTCCCTGCATTATAATCAATCGGATTTAAAATTGGATTGCCATGAATATAATCATCACTTACTGATTCCTTTGTTACAGTTTTATTATCAATATACTTAAACTCATAAGCTTTAGATAGGTATGCAATAGAAGAAGCAGGATATCTATTTTTAGATCCTACTACTTCAATAGTTTCATCCATATAGATTTCATATATTTTATTCATTGGTAAAAAATCTATTACAGAAGGAGAAATAGTTTCAAAGATAAACTGTCTTTTCTCATTAGTCATTTCATCTACTACAACATCAGGTTCAGCAGTTTTGAAAATATCATCATAAGTAATTGTATTAACTTCACCTGTCATACCTTGATGAAAACCAGCCATATTCGTAAACCATTCCCTGACTACAATTGGATCTTTTACAGCAGCTTGAAAAGCTTGTATAAAAGTAGAGAAATCTTCTACTTCAATTCCAGCTTGAATCATTTCTTTCCACATAGATTTGAAAGTATCTAAAATCTGTTTTCCTACTTTAGCTTTAGCATCATTTTCAGCTTGTTGTTCAGGACTGATAATATCTTCAGTTAGTTCTGAAGATAGATCTTTATCAAGGTTTAACAATTCTACTAATTTATTAGCTGATTTTGAGAATAAGAATTCATTACTTTTATTTGCATCTATTTCTTCTTCAGCTTCAATTTCGATTTCATCTTTTAATCGCGAAGTTTTATCGTGTTCTTTGTATAATTGTTCAGCTTTAGCTGTTAATTCATCATTTAATTGATTAACATCTTCTACAGTATCCACTATATTAAGATAGTAATTATATAATTCATCTTCTACATCATTGTAATTCAGATTAAAATCTTTATTTTCCGATAGATTTTTATATAATTCAGTAATAACCGGTTTAACAACATTATCAAAATCACGTTTATTCTTAACTTCAATACCTGAACTTTCTGTATATGCTGTACCTTCATTATCCACAACATCATTCTCAGAAGTTTCTTCCTGCATATGTAGATTCGAAAGTTTATCTTTTATAGTTTCAATATTCTCTTTTTGTAACTTTATTTCTTCTTCAGTAAGTTCTACACTGTTTGCAATTTTAGAAGTTATTATATCCAACTTACCTTCTATAGTAGAATTATCAGGAGTAGATTTTCTTGTCTTTGTCTGTATATTTTGTTTAGTATCTTCTGTATTTGTTGTTTTAGATAAATTAGCTGTAGATCTAATTTGATCTATTCTATCATCTATTACATCAGATAAATTAGGATTTAAGGTCTTTAGAGTATTTAATGCAGAAATATCTTCAACCTTTGCTATACTATTAACAAGTTTATTAATTTTTTCCATTTGTATTACTGATTCAGCTAATTTTATCTGGTAATCTTTTGTAGTTTCTTTATCAATAGTTTCATTAGCTTTAGCAATAATATTTTCAAGTTCATTAGCTGATTTTATATAACTTGTTCTGGTTTTTTCATCAAGTTTTACATCATTACTTTTTAATCTGTTGTTATCTAATAGTTCTTGTAATAGACGTACACCATTTTGTAATTGAAATACTCTATCTGCATTTATATATTTTTTAGAAGATATATAATCTTTTTCAAGATTTTCTAATTTGGGTAATAACTTACTGACCTCTGGGTCTTTTGATTCCTTTAAAGTTTGTTTCAAGTTGTCCGAAGTACCTTTTCTAAAATTATCTAAAGCAATACCTGCTAGAGTAGCATCTTCTTTAATACTCTGTAATTCTTTATCTCCAAGAAGTTGAGATACTTCTTCCATATCATCAGTTAATTTTAATTGTTTTGCTTTTTCTTTAAATTCAACAGTAGCCTTAAACAGTTTATCATTAGTTTTATATTGTTCCTGTTGATCTTTATAAGCATCTTGAATATTTTTAATCCGGGATTTCCTATCAAACATACTAAATGCAGCAGATTGAATCGGTCCACTTATACCTCCAATACTGGCGGCAACAAGGACTTCATTAGATAATAGATATTCAGCTAATCTTTCTGAATATCTTTCAAGTAATTCATCAGGATCAAATCCTAGTTCTTTCATTTTATTATAGTTCCCTGGTTGAAGATTTTTAGTCTGTTGAAGTAGACCATACTCTCCTTCCATTTGAGCTATTTGTTGTATAGCTTCTTCAGTACTTTCTTTAGGAATACCTGATAAAATATGAGCATTTCGTCTAAAGAAATTAGGATTAGCTAACTTTTTAGAAGTTATTACTTTACCTTTAGCTAAACCTTTTAATATCATGGCATCTAATGCAAATAGTCTTTGAGTTACATCAAATACATCTCCAGCCTCTTTACTAGCCATTTGTTCCAATTCTTCTTGTGTAATTACTCCATTTTGGACTAATGGTTTATACTGTTCTAAATAGTTTTCATAAGCTTCCATTCCTTCCATTCTACCTTCTACCGATTTAGTAAAGATACCTGTAAAAGTAGCATCCATAGTAGAAAATAGTTCTGGATTCCGCTGTGATAATAATTTTGCATAAGCTTCAGTTCTGGATAATTTTATAGCAACTCTGTCAGCTATAGATAATTCGCTTAATACCGCAGGAGTTTCTGCAACTTTAGCTAAATTTTTACCTATTTTAGTAAGCCCCTTTACAATACCTTTACCAGCAACATTAACTACTTGACCAATACCCCAACCGGTTACAGCAAATCCGACTGCATTATCAATAATAGTTTTAAGTGTATTCCACTGAAACACTTGATCTGAAAAACTATTTGGATCCAAATTTTGATATACAGGCATTACATTTTTCTCTGTAGACTTTTTTAAGCCGCGTCCCATTTGTTGATAAGCGGAAGGTAAAGCTCTAAATAAATTCATGGATTTTTGACTATGCATATCAATATCAGTAAACATATTAACATAAGTCATATAATCCATTAAATATCCGGCATCCTCTATTATAGTACCTAAACCTGACAATGCACCTCCTCCGATTGTATATCCGGCTTTAACTATCCAGGGTTGTTGTTCAGCCCTGAATCGTTCTAAATCCTGTATATTATCTCCGGTAAACCCAGCATCCCATAAACTCCAATCTTTAGAAGGTATAGCAAATCTTGGAGAAGTAGAACCCATAAATACAGGATTTCTTCCGGGTAAAGTAGCAACATTCCCTCTAGGTTTATAAGTAAATCCTGATTCTTCATCTCCTTGAAATTTTACAGGAGAATATTCAATACCTTTATCATCAGTAAATTGTTCAGTTTTGTAGTTATCAGTAAGATATTTTTTACTCTCACCATTTCCAGTATCTTTAAGTTCGGTTACAGCCATCTTATTTCTTTGTTTGAAGTCCAAATTCACCAGCTTGTATAGCTTTATCTACATTCTTTGGAGGTATAATATATCCCCAGGCAGATGGCTGATTATATAAATCAATAGGTTTTCCATTAGTATCTCCTACTCCTAATTTTATATGGCCATCTCCAGAATCTCTGTAAACAAAAGTTCGTATTTGTTGATTGTCTTGTCCAACAACTGCTATAGGATATTGAATATCAAATTTTAATGATACAAGGTATTTTTCAAGATCTTGATTTATTCTAAATTCATTCCCTATTTCACCTCCTTCGCGTGGCTCCCACAATCTACTTGCCAAATATTCCTTTCCATCTTTATCTGTTAATACATAGGCTTGAGAAAGTTCTTTTCTATACTTACCATTCTTATCAGTAGTTAAAGGAGATCCGGCAGGTAGTACACCTCTTACTGTTAACTCCCCATCTTTCATCATTTTCCAGAGTTCTTTTTTATCTTTTGTAAAATCTTTACCTCTGGTTTCTAAGTCAGTAACAGTCAATGAAAATATATTATCTTTTACATCCTTTGTAATATCTTCTACTGGAGTTTTTGTATCCTTTCCAAGCATTTGCCTTAAATTATCTCCTTGATAAATATCATACAAACCTCCTTTTGTATCAGCTAAATCACTTACATGATCTACTATATCTCCATAAACTCTATTTATAGTAACTTTATCTCCTTTCAACATATTTAATTTATCTTCCTTAGAGATTACATTATCTTCTTCAAGTTTATTATAGGCTCCGGAAAAGTAGGAAATAACTTTTAGTTTATTTTTATCAGAAACATTTTTAGCTGATATTAAAGGTTCTAAATTTTTAGCCAGATTTGATATAGTACCCATAAGAATTACATCTCCTGCGGCTGCAAAGATTTTAAAATTTCTTTGAAACCATCCAGGTTTTTCTTTATTTCCTATTGACGGACCTTCTTTAAATGGATGAGGAGCATTGGGATCATCTGTTTCAGTTCCAAAGACAGCATCCAATAAATCATCAAAAGTCTTATCCATTGATTTAGATTGTGATTTTTCCATCTCTTTATTTACAGTTTCTAACCAAGCTCCAGATTTACTTAGATCAAATCCTGTAGGGATTTTTACATCAGCTCCAGTAGTAAGTCCGGTAGGAGTTATAGAATTAAATGGATTAGGATTTTTTCCTCCTCCATCATTAGCCATTGGCGCATCAAATAAATGAGTACCTCCACCATAAGGTTTAACATCTTTTTCAGTAAAAATATCTTTATAATAATTCAGTTTTTCAAAAAGATCTTTCTCATCCAATTTGGTATAATCTGCAAAAGCTCCTCTAACAGTTTCAGGGTCTTTATAGTCTTTGAATAACATATCAATAGCAGCAGTAATCTCTCCTGTATTATCATATACATATTCTCCTTGTTCATCAGTCATAACCACTTTACCATACTTATCATACCCTTTAAAAGATAGATTCTTTAATACCTGTTTACCTTTATAAGTAGTTTTAATATTTTGTAAGGTATTAATAATATCCTGGTCAGTATTTATCTCTTCAGGACCATAGTAAGGATTAAATTCTTTTGTAGAACCATCTTCATTTATTGTACCATCCCATTTGTTATATTCAGTCTCTTTTACCAGATTAGTAAATTGGGGAGTTCTTTTACCATTTATAGACATGGCATCTAAAGTAGATCTCCATAAAGCTATCTTCTTTTTATTCTCTTGAGCTACAGTAAGAAAATCTTTATATACTTTATCACGGGTCTTTTTTACTTTAAGAAATTTATTAATAGTTTGATTTGTTACCCCTTCATCTAAAATATTATTAACCAAAGAATCTTTTTCTTTTGTAACAGTTTTTATAAGATTATCAGCAGTAAGTAAATCTTTCTCATCTACATCATATTCAGTATCTATCATTTGAGTTGAATATAATCCTGCTGCTTTGGCATTAGCTTCAGCTAAAGGAACTCTTGCAAACTCTTCAAATGAGATAGGATTAACTATCGTTGGTTGAACTATAGGAGAATATCTATTCATTTTATTTCTGTATTTCTTGTTGTGGATTTGTTTTATTTAAAGCTAAGAACATCATAGCTCTACTTTGTGCATCAGCATATTTTTGAGCTTGTTTATAATTAAATAAACTTTGTCCTACATTAGATATATTTTGATACATACCTTGTTGTAATGCTAATTTTTGAGCATCGTATGCAGCTTGATTCTGAGCATTTATTTCAGAAGATCTTTGTTGCTGATTTATATTAAATTGTTGAATACCTATGTTTCCTTCTTCTACTCGTGCTCGTTCTTGTGCATCAGCCATATCAGCTTGTAAATTAACTGTACCTAACGCCGAAGCTGAACTTGAATGTAATGATTGAAGATTAGCAGCATACTGTCCAAAATCTCCAGAGGATACAGATTGTAATGCTTGTCTATTACCTGCCAATTGTCGAACAAGATTTCTTTCTATTTGTTGTCTGTTTACAAGTTGAGGAGTTAATGAGGTTTTAATATTTCCAGCACTAACTGTTTCCGGTTTAGATAAATTTTTCATAGCCATCATATTCCCTATAATAGGAGAAGCCATTAATCCATAGGATGCTACATCACCTACCAAAGATTTATTTCTATCCCACCAGGAAGTTGATCCATTTGATGTATTTGAGACTTTGGGTGTTTGATCTATAGGCCAGGTAAATGCATTAGCATTTATATCAGAAATATTAGTATTTGGTAACCCTAGAGAAGCATTTACAGGAACTTGTTGATTGATATTAGGATTAGCTTGGATTACTCCCTGACCTGGATAGGTAGGTTCTCCACCTAATTGAAATTGGTTAGCAGGTACTTGTTGTTGCTTCTTTTCTTTTTTTGATTCTTGTAAATTTCTTAATCGTTGCATAAGAATACCTTTAGTATCATTATCAATTTTAGAATTTCTGCCCTCAAATAATTTTTCTATATATTTAGCTGCTTCAGCAAATGTTTTACCTTTTATAGCTTTTGGTAATCCGAATTCTGTTTTGTAGTCCATTAGTTTATTTTTAAACGATTACTGAATATATATTTTCCATCTTTGAAATTAAAAGCTGCTTCACCTTGCTCTACTGTATTCATTTTAGAATTTTTACCTACTCCAATTGGTATACCTCCATAAGGATTTGTTTCATGTAAACCTCCTGAATCATAAGTTTCGAGTAAATTAGGACTTAACAAACCTCCAGCAGCCTTTGCTAAACCTCCACATTTTAACATATAAGGATTAGCTACACCTGGAACAATACCTCCGGATGGTGTAGGCATTGAAGCCATATTTGTTAATACTTGTTTTTGATGAGCTTCTCTTTTAAGTCTTTCTTCTTCTTCTTTACGTTTTTTATTAGTAAATATTCCACCTACTAATCCTACAACACCTCCTATAACTGCTCCTACTCCAGGTAATGCAGGTAATGCAGCAGTACCCATTGCAGCTCCTTTTAAAGCTCCTCCAGCAATTGTACCAGCAGCAGATCCTGAATTCTGTAATCCTTGACCTACCGTTCCGGCAACAGAGGATATACCATTTATATTATTATTTATAAAACTTTCTTGTCCTGGTCTTACTTCACCACCTAAATCATACATATTAACAAGTGGATTTACAAGACCTCCTTTAACCATTTTAACAGTTAAATTTTGATAATTAGCTCCAGGATTTTGATCAAATTTTGTTTTACCTAAAGTTTCCATTAAAGCACCATAATCGCTAGGAGGTTTATATTGTTTTGTATCTAAATTACGTAGATCATTAGCTCTTATTGGTTTTATTCTACCTTTTTTTTCATATTCAGAATGAGTTCCTTCTTTATAGGGTCCATAAGGTTCATTAGAATAGTAACCAAATATAAGATTATCAGCATCTTTTGCTTTACCTTGACTTATTAAAGTTTTATATTTACTTAATGCTGCACTTTCTGGAAACCATTGTGTTTTATCAGAAGGTGTATATATAGGTGGTGCATTTAAACCTGGTTCTCCTTCAGGAAGACCTATCAAACCTCCAAAAGCATGGAATCCATGTTTCTTTTTCATTGTTAAAGCAAATGCTTTTCTATGTCCCGTACATGTTGATTTTGTTATTGGAGTACAGTATCCTTTATGAGCTGGGTTTACTGCCTCTTGTATCCAATTTTTCTTCTTAGCCATTTTGTTTTAACCTTTTATATTATACATTATAACCATATCATCTAAATTATAGTCAGTACTCCCGGCAAAAGTAGATAATTGTACCATTAAATACATCTCTCTGTATCTTTCTCTTGTCGCTAATGTTGTATGACCTTCTAATATCCTTGGAATATGAATTCTTTTTATATTAAACTTGTTATAGATTTTACCGGATAACAATACTTCTGCTACATTAGCAGTAATCTGTCCATAAACACGTATCTGATCAAAATCTTTACCGTAATGTCTAAATTCTAAATTATGAAATATTTTATCAAAGCCTGGCTCCGGATTAAATAGATAAGTAATTAATGAAGCTTTATAAGTTGCAGCAATTTCTCGTTGTTGTATTTCATCTCCTAACTTTTTATATAAGACTTTATTACCAAATGTCATATACATCCCATCAAAACCCGTATCATGTATAAATCTTGATGTGAATTTTTGTAAATCGGTATTATAAATTAAAGAATAGGTATTAAAAACAAAATAAACTTCATTTTTAAATTTATCAAACAGAGTTTTGAGAACACCATGATCAAGATTTGCCACTATATTTCTAACACCAAGAGAATTTGTAAGATTGGTATCTTCTAATGCAGTTATACATTTAAAAACAGGATCATAGAAAAATAAGTTTTTATTATCATCGATAATAGCAAATTTATTAGTAGCCCCATTGTTAGTATTTAGATATCTATGATCATATAACACGGCTCCGATACCAAGTTCAATATTTACTCCGTCTGTAGCTTGAGTTTGAATTCTAGGATTAATTGAAAGTACACATACTCCTTTTTCTTGAAAAGCATATATTTCTCCTTTAAAATTGTATAGTTTAGTAATACTACCATAAATTCCTTCTAAATATCTATTTTCATTTACTGGAAATTTAGTCCAGGAATCAATCATTTCATTAGGAAATTTTTCTTTTGATGCTTGAACTACATTTCTAAAAATATCGGTTGAATTAAAGTTAACTGGTTTTCCAAAATTTTTTATAAAATTGGCTTTTTGATTATAGGCCCCTAACAATGCATGATTATCATCAATTCTAAAATATCGGTAATTAGTTGTTGCACTGATACCAGAAGACCAGGAATACATATTATCTCTTCTACAGAAAACATTATGATTATTTTCTATATAATCTACTTTAATATGTTCATAAATATTCCAGTTTTTATGTATGGAAGTTGTATTTTCACCATCTGCTCTATTAACAGATAATGGACCTAAGTAAATATCTCCTATTACTTCAAAATGAGGAGTAGTATCAATTGTTCTAATTGCACCTGAAATTGAGTATTCATTTCGTCTTTTAACTTCGTAAGTATTACCACCATATTGATTAGTAAGTGTTCGTTTTAAATCTACTATAGGTATTCTACGATTTGCATCAGTTCCATGCGGACTAAATTTTTCCCAACTGTTAAGTACAGTTAAAGAATGCCATCTAGGGGCAGTTGTAGCAAATTTTAAAACAGCACAACCACAATATTTACTATAAAAAGATCCTTCATCGGGACCTACAAGATTATTTATTTGTACAACGTTAGATACCGTTAGAGTAGACGTAAAGAATTTTGTTTCTCCTTTAGCTAAAAACATACTTGGTTCTTCTAAATCTACTTCATATAATACTAAAGGAGTAGATCCCGGAGTAACACCATCTGATGCAGTATTATAATTCCTGATAAATGTAGTAAAAAAATTAGTTATTGCAGTATGAGTAGCTGTATCTTTATCAAAAAGAAAAGTAGCTCCAAATGAGGCAGGTGGAGGATATCCGGTAAGTTGTAAAGTATTATAAGTAGCAGAATATGTTGCCGATTTTACTCCATCTTGTAGATATAAAAATTCAGTAGAATTATCAGTACTGGCAGCAGGATAATTTGTTCCTATACATACTACTGAAGTAGCAGAATCAAGTTGACTTTCAAATATTGTATCTGAAGAATAAAAAAATAAGGTTGCAGTTGTAATTTCCGGAGCATTTAAACTGGTAGAATCCCAATCTACATCAGATTGAAAATGATTTAACATACTAAATCCGGATTCTGTACATATATCTTTAACAGCATGATGAGGATGATAATATGGACTTAAAGGTGTTCCAGAACTTATAACCTTATATTGTGTAGCAGGAACTAAAAACCCTTGAGCAATGATAGTTCTATCCCAAACTTTACGTTCAACCATCACTAACTGGTAATTAGTACATCCTGCTGCAATAGCAGCAGCAGAACCTGCTGTAGTTAATACAACATAAGGAATCATCATTCTATGTCTTCCAAACGGATGATGATATATTTTTATATCACTTATCCATTTAACAGGACTCTTTTGTCCGTACTTATTAAAGAAAACTATTCCAAACCTGTAAATTTCCCCCCGTTTTAAAGAAGGGGTATTAAATCCATCAGTAGATGTGGATAAATCTATACCTGCTATAAAAATAGAGATATTAGGGCCAGCGACCCCTGGAGAAGTGCCTCTGGCATATATGTAAGTATCTGGATCAGGATTAATACAATCATCAGTTTCCGGAGGCATATTAAATACCGTTGAAGTATCGTAGGCTGTAGGAGATCCTCCAGAATTTTTTACATAGTAAATATCACTTGAAATTGGAAACCCGAAAGCCCTCATATCTATATCCGGATCAAAATTATTTATACTGTAATTAGCTATAAATAATCTATTACGTTTAGCAGCAAGTGTACCTACTATGAAAGGTCTTCCACCTAATGAAAATAGTTCAGCCTCACTTAATTCTGCAACAACTGAGTTACCATCATCAATAAAAACAAATGTACTAGAAGTAATTTGTTCATCCAGAACTAATGTTATTACAGGAGTTTGGTTAAGTTCTAAAAAATGTATTGAGTAAACTCTAATATATTCAAAATCTGTATCAATAGTAGCTGATAAATGCATAGACAATCCGGTAGATTGATTACTATTATAACCTTTCATATTAAGAGAAACAGACATCATTCTGGAAAAAGGAGATAAAACAGATTCACTACCATTTAAATTATAAAGAGTATATGCATATTGAATATTTCCAGCTTTAAGACTACCGCCAGCTACTAAAGTAGGTTCTAATTGACTCAAAGTAATCTCTTCTACTATATTTATTTTTGGAGTTCCTGAAGGAGTAAGGGCTACATTTATAAACCTAAAAAGATTGTATCCATCAGTCCAATATAGTTTAATTATATCTTCATTTTCATAATTAGCTACTAATTCAAGTGGGTATTGTGTAGAAAAATCCCAATCTGCTGTTGCAGATCCAGAATACATTGTATCAGTACTTCCATCCTCATTAACTCTTATAAGAAAATGATCTCCGGTTCCTGGAGTAGATGTATTAGTAGTAGCAAATATGTAAAGCTTATTTTTAATTTCTATACTACCTATATTATAAATACCGACTCCTCCATTTTCAAAATCATCAGTATACTCTCCTGATTCTTTAATAGGTTTTATGGATAAATTTCTACCATTATATAAAATTCTTATATTTTCGGAATCATAAAAAGTATCTTTACCTCTCTTATCTGGGGAAGTATCCTGATCAATACCTGTTCCTATATATCTTTCTTTCTTAAACATAGCTTATTATCTAAATGGAGCATGATTTATTAATCTTTCTTTTTGTGAATCATATTTATAATTTGACTCGCGATTATCTATCAAAGGTATTAACCTTACAATTGCATTACCAATAGCTTCAGCTTCAATAGGATCAGGTATATTTAGTTCACTATGAGCCTGACCCACATGCCATGCATATTGTTGATCGGTATATTGTAAAACTTTATCCGGAAGTAAACCTTGTTCCCAGAGAACCATATAGTATTGTTTTTTAATATACCATTCAGCAGCTATTCTAAAGGCTGTACCTGCATTAATAAGAGGAAGTCCTTCTTCATCTACTCTAAATGCTTTATAGGCTAACTCAATTTGTCCTTCTTTAAAGTCAACATAAATAAAATCTCCTACTACTTTAAAAGTATAAAGTAAATCTATAGTAGAGCCATTATCACTTTGTGCTTTATAAGTATTAAAGAATTGGTCTGTATTATGTCCCATAGTTATAGGACGTGGTTCTTCACTATTGATAATAATCTTTCTTACAACAGTTGTATTGATAAAATCGGTAGGAACCTGGGCTCTGAAATCATAAATATCTAAGGTTATATTTTTATCTTCATGTAATCCGGGGGCTCCCACAAGGTTAATGAAATCTTTTAAATGATTTACTACATCACTCTTATTTACAGCTCTTAAAGAAGGGTTCTTTAAAAGGTTATACATTATTTCTCCTAACGATACCATATCTCATATGCATTTAAAGGTTTATCGGAATTTAGTATAGCATAATTCAATGCTTGTCTGTGTTTTTTATTAATTGCAAAAGTATAGAAGGTTTTATTAGTAAAATCAACCATGTATTTATCCCATAAAATAGTATAGACATGTCTATTAGTATGATCGTTTAAATAGTATACCTTTCTACTTTTATCTCCTGTTTCTTTTATTAATTCCTTTGTAGCTTTCCAATTTATAGATCCATATACTCTAACTTTACCCGCTTTATCTTTTCCTATTTTCTGTTTAGTTTTAACCAAATAAAATAACCCAAATTGAGGTAATTTTAATCGAAAAGCATCGTTTATGATTTTGGTTACAGCTAATTCAAAGAAAGTTCTTATAATTAATGTATAAGTAGGCATAGTTATATCTGAAGTTTTATTACGTCTCTTAAACATCTTAAAGAAGTCTTGAGAGACAAAATCTAATTTATTTAGATGGTGTCGGAGCATCAGCTTTATCATTTAATGTGTCAATAGGAATACCTTTACTCATTGCTAGTTCTGATAATATTTCAGGCCGTATAATACCCCATAGATCTCCTGTGATAGGATATATTTCAAGAGGTGTAGTTAAACTATTCAAACTTACTATTTCTTCTGGATCTTCAAGTATACATTGAACTACAACCTGTTCAATAGCAAAATGTGAAGGGTCTTTACTGAAAAAATATAGTTTTCCATCATCTTCCCGAAAACAATAAATAAACCCTTTAGGAGCACTTGAGGCATAGGCTACTCTTGCTTTATCAAGTATCTCTACTTCTGTACCTAAATAATCAACAGTTCGTATTTCCATCTGTTTGAAAGCATCTCTACCTACTAAATTTGGTAAGGATTTAATTGTTCGAAGTATTTTTCCACCTGTTGTAATTCCAGGATATCTTGAAGTATCTGTAATTTCTAAAGCCAAAAATACAGATTGTTGTAGTTGGTTTCTATATTCTCCCCTACTATTAATTTCCTTTTGACGTATGTATTTGTTACGTTTTGTTCGTATAAGGAATAAAATATGTCTATCAGCAATTTCATCATCTATAGAATAAGATCTTAAAACCTCTCTTATATCGGCAATTAATTCACTTCTTTTCATTATAGATTATATTTTTATACAAATATACGAATTTAAATGATACGCTAATTAAAAAAAAATACCAGGCAAAAGCCTGGTAAAATTTATAATACTTTTACCATCCTTTTTTTAATTAATTTATTTTGACTAATTATTTTGTATTTAAGTGCTCCCATTTAATTTTTGATTGCCAGACTTCGGTTAATGATTTTTTTTTCATATCTCAATATTTTTAATTAAATAACACTCAATAGCCGCAATCAAAAAGCGACTATTTAATCATTAGCCACAATTTACCAGAAGCGTTTATCATTAACAGCTACGTGTAATGTGGTATTATTTTCCTCACACAATCGTTTAGCAACTTCTAATTGTTTACTATTCATTCGTGGGTCAATTGTGTTATGCTCAGGTTTAACTAAGCTAATACAGTTACCTAATATTTCTATCCTTGGTAGATAAGCCGTGTTATATTTAATTCTAACCCACCCATACTTATGTAGAACCTCAGTAGCACTATGACAATTATGTTCATCCATGTATTCGTGTAGCTGTTCCATGCCCATTTCATTTTCAAGTAATTCATGAGCGTATTCGTTGTGCCTAAAGTCACCAACTTCTATTATTTTTCCGTTAGGGTCTAACCAACTATCTCTCATTATTAGTTATTTTAAATCAACTCCTTTCATTTTAGCCAATTACTTTGTATTTAAATGCTTCTATTTTTCATGTCCGCATTTACTACACTTAGTTGCACTATTTTCTGTATTATTAGATTCAAAATATTCGCATACCTTAATACTCTGATTTAACGATTTATAAGCCGCTATCAATTCAAAAACAGCTTTTGCTGTACCACTTGAATTATATTTAAATTTATTTTCTAAATATTCGATGTACTGTTCTATTGTAAGATTATTCCAATCTATAAAATTTATCGAAAGTTTTATATTTCCATCCTTTTCATTCCTGTGTCAATATACTTAATATTTTTAATAAAACGAAGTTTAGCGGGAAGCCGTCATCGCTCAATTTAAGAAGCTGCACGGTTATCACTAAATGACTTAATAACTTCACCTTTTGAATTATAATAAGTCATTTTCCAATTTGGATGGCAATTAAGAGTTTGACCTTTACATTTCCCATCTGTAAATAAAATATCCAAATTTGCTGATGAATTATGTCCTACAATCAAACCTTTAACTCCATCAACATCTACAACCATTCCGCAATAAGCAAAATCAATACCTCTATATTTTGCAGTTCTTTTAAAATCTTCACTTGTGTAAGGTTTGCCAATACACCTACATTTAATCCAAATGTATTTAATCTCCATATCTAACATTCGATAAAAAGCAGATTTGGCTTTTCCGTATGATGTTTCATTACAGCTCCACCAATCCTGACCATTTAAGGAACATTCATAATTTTTTAATTCACATTGTTTTTTCATAAAATATATTGATTTTAAGATTAATAATAAAAACCGAGACGATAACCGCAGCTATATGCAACTCTGCTCCGCTACTTGCGTTCCATCGGCTTCCCGCTATGCGGGTGATGAACATCTGCCGCTACGCGGACAGTCATTGTTGGTAATAAACTTATTGATCTAAATACGTATCAAAAAGCCCTTCTTTGATTTGTTCGACGGAATGTTTCGAGTGTTGACCTAACCATTCATGTTGAAATTGGTCACAATGTCCGTACCACCCATCTTTGGGCCAAAAGAATAATTTAATTTCACCCGTAAATCCCCTGTCTATAAGGGCTTTTTTAATATTTTCTCTTAATCTACTCATTAGATTTATCTTTAAATGCCGTAGACTTACATACCTACAATGTAAACATAAGGGCCGCAAATCCAACAACCCTTATAAAATTCAGAAAAATATATCAATAAATAATCTTTTACTAACAAAAAATATATTAACTGGGATTTGTTTCTTTCATATCTTCGAAAGTTTACAATTTATTGAAAATTCGTAAACAATCCTACAAAGAACGATGCTACAAAAAGTAACACCATTAATACAAAGAATATAATATTCTTTATTAGTTCACTTAGTTTTGATAGTATCATTATAATCTATTTTAAGTAGTTTACATAATCCTTTAAATATAAAAAGTATTGCTACTATACCTATACTCGACACATATAGTAAAATTTTAATTAATTGTTTCATCATATTTCAAATTTACCTATAACATCATCTTTACACAAAGAAATATACTCTTTTAAATCATCTTTCTTAAGTTCTTGAAATATATCTAACATATCAATAGTATTTATTATATGGTCAAATACTAACTTCATAGCCTCCTTTACATTTGAAGTAGAGTGAAATTTTTTATACCCTTTAAATTTAGAATTTATCAAAAGAATCTTTTGATTCTTACTAAAGTTAATTGAATCTTCTTGAGTAGATCCAAATCCCTTACTTGGAATCGTAAGTATGATAATAATATTTTTCAAAGAAGGATGATATAACTCAATCTTAAATCTATAATTAATAACGCTTTGTATTGTCTTAACAAGAAACGAGTTATAATTATTTAACTCAGAAGAATAGATTATATCTAATACGAATGAAGGGTTTTCAACAGATTCAGTTTCAAAAGAATCTAAATTTTTCTTTCCTACCATAGTTAAATAATTAAATTATGTTATAGTTTTGAAAGCAATGAAATCATAATACAGATATAAGCTAAGATTTCAATCCACCAAAAATAATGTACTTTAATCCTTAATTTAGTCAATAAAATAAGTATTAAAGATATACTGATAAAAATAAAATTCAGAATATATAAATGAAAATCAATTACAATTGAAATCTGGCTTAATATAACACCAGAAAAAGCACCTATCATATGAACAGTATGTGTAATTCTTTCTTGATATGCGGCAGCAGCACCGGCAAAAGTTATTCCGGAACCAGCAAAAAACATAATAGGAGATTCAGCTAAAATCATAACCGGTATTGAAATTCCCCAACAGAACAGTGTAAAAAGCAGTTTTTGATTATATGGAAACCAATAATATGAATTAGAAACCGAATCAAGTATACCATATCTTATTATTGTAATAGTAATATATCCTATAAATATACATAAGGATAAAATATAAAGAGTTATCATGATACATATAATTAAGTAGTAAAATCAGCGTTACAATAAGGACAATTAACAATAACTTCAGAAGAACACTCCTCTAAAGTTAATACATCGTATATTTGTTTTCTGCATTTAGGACAAATTCCATCATAAGGAGCCCATCTGGTTACACGTAAATCTTTACAATGTTTTATCTGAGCAGCTCGTAAGTCATTAAAACCTAAATTATCTTCCTCAGTAAGATTAGTTTCAAACAAATGTTTTACTAAAGCTTTTAGAGTTCTTAATTCAACTATAGCAGCTTGTAAATCAACATCCGTAATTACTTCATTAGAAAATCTATCTAGTAATTTGTCTATTCTTTTTTGAACTTCATTCATATCAACTTTTCTTTAATTAATATTTCTTTTACTTTTTCTATTAATTTTTCAATAGTTTCTGAATTATCTATTTCATAATCAAAATTATAATTATCTAGGGCAGTTTCGCTTTCGTGTGTATTCCATCTATAACCACACTCATTACAATATTCTAATCTATGTGTAACAATATCCCAATGGAAATTTTCTTCTTCTCCACATTTAGGACATACAGATCTATTAACTCTAATCAATATACCTCCTCTATCTTTAATAGCTTTAGCCTCATTAGGAAATCTACAATCTGTAATGATCCATGATGGAAATTCTAATCCTCTGTACTTTTGACCATTTCTAATTATAGTATTTAATTTATATTCACTAAACAAAGCATTACACCACGTTTGAGGATGAAATTTATTTCTAAATAAATCTGTTCCTATCCATTGAAGAGCTTGACGTACTGTCATTCTTTGAATATCTTCTTTTTTAGAAAGATATGTAGTACCAGCAATATAATTATAATAATCTTGGACTGTACATAGCATATCACCAATTATAACGTAATTCCATTCTTCTCCTAAATAACTATTCTTGACTTCTTCTTTTTCAAAGTCTTCAATAGATATTCCAGTAAGAATGGATAATATTTGTTTTACCTTTGCTGCAAATTTCTTTATTCTCCAATCTCCTAAATCATAATGAATGAAATTATTCCAATCTTCCCAAGTAGTATCATCATTTTTACAATGAGTTAAATATTGAATAATCTTACCTACAAGATCTTTTCCTGATTGTGATTTACCACTAATTCCTATTATCATATCCATCCTTTCTTTAATGATTTTATATCTGTTCTTTGACCTGTAAAGTCTTGATACTTTTCTGGGGTATCTGACCAATGAAACACAACAAAACAATATTCTTCGTTTTGTAGTGATTTAACAATTCCATTTTCTATAATTGATTCATCACAATCTGAAAAAGGAATGTAGTGGACTTTATCTCCTACTTTAAGCATCTTCCAAACTTCTTAAATAAGCTTAAATTGTTTCATATTAATCAATTTTATTTTTTTTTTATTCAGCTTCTTCAACACAAGATTTCTTTACTTCTTCAGCCAATTGACACATAGCCGTAATAATAAGTTCTTTTTCTTCCTTACTTAGTCCAATAAAAGGTTGCGCCCTTTGTTTAGCACTTAAAAAGAATAAAATTTCTTCAGCTCTTTCTTTATATTCGCTTTCCATAATTTAAGTATAAAAAGGAGTATTTCTACTCCTCACTATTAAAAGTAACTAAATTTTCTTTATGTAACTCAAGTTGAGTTTTAAGATATTCAATCTCAAATTTTAATTGAGCTAAACCTTTCTTATCATCTTCATCGCTAGTAAAGTTTATCAACTTATCTTTAAGTTGTTTAGATTCTTCTAAGTTTCTACAATATTTGACATAATTAGAAGCTTTTGTAAATCTAACTTTTTCAATTTCAGCTTCTTGTAACTCAATTTCCTGTTCTTTATAAGAAATTAAAGCTAATTTAGCTGAAATAGCTGACTGAATATTATTAATATTCTTGTTAGCTTCAATTCTAGCAAAAGTTAGAAATTTTTCAGTTTTTTCGATAAATATTTCTTTCTCAGTCTTCTCAAGATCTTTTACACCTTGTAGTACAAATTTTGATACTTTTTCGTTTTTCATTTTTATCTATTTAATGTTAATTAAAAAATTCAATTTTAGTAAATGTAGAAAGTTTTTGTTGTTTAAGAGGTACATTAAATTTATAATATTCTTCTTCAAAATTCCAACCAGATTTTCTTTCATTTATTTTATAACAAATATGACATTCTACTTCTTCTATATCCGGTTTAAGTTTTAAAGCTTCTTCTTTTGAAATAAATTTATCTGCTTTAATACAAGCATTTAACCAATCTTTTTCATCTTGAGTGGCTAATCTAATATTGTTAGGATTAGAAAAATCATATCTATTAGTCCTAGTAAAATAATGATTGCCTGGATATATATAATAAGATTCCCATTTAGAAATAAAACCTTCATAATTATCAAAATCAAAGCAATAAATCTCTCCTTTAACTAAATCATCTACTGTTAAAGGTTTAGTTTCTGTAAACATAAATTGACGTAAATCAGAAGGATTAAAGACCAATTTCGATGATTTAACAGCATACCAATAGTTTGTTTCATTCCAACACAATTGTGTCCATTCTTTAGAGGATGCAGTTCCTAATAAAATTTTACCTAAACGCTGGAAATAGCTTATAAATTCAGGTGCTGCTAATAAATTTATACATCCTGTTTCTGGAAATTTATCCAATACCTTTACTTCTGGAGTAGAAATAATTTCAGCCCATTTGTTATTATAATAAATACAAGCACGATTATCAAATATAGAATTTGAATTAACTATATTTCCAAAATAAGGATCTCCTTTAGCTATATAAATATCTATGCCGCTCATAGCTGATATATATTTAGTCCCAGCAGGATATCTCTTTTTAGCTTCTTCTATTAATTTCTCCCTATCCATTTCAATAGTATTTTTTAAAACATATTTTTGGAACTGTTCAAATGTAATTTCTGTAAATCCTTCAGGTTTAGATGGAGTACAATGATTACTTCCTGGGTTATGTCCAAATAGTGGACAATCGTTTGCTAAGTTATGTGAAGCCCAATAATAATTTATATAACTATCTTCTTTAATAAGCTGGCTATAACAAACAGTATTACAGCCTTTATCCCAATAAGAAGCTACTATAGAAACAATATCCTTATTAGATTTTATACACCATTTTTCAGGTAATACAAATTCTTTTTCCAGATTAGCTTTTTTAGCTTGTTTAATTTCTTCATCTGAGGCATATCTAATAAGATGTGTAAAAGGTTGATTCCCAGACTCTAAGTAATGATAACTACTTCCAAGTTTATTAATTCTACTTGTTATAATTTTATTTTCTATTTCGGAGTAAAAAGATACCCAATCTCCTACTTGATAATAAGGTTTACACCAATCATCCCATACAGATAATCCTTTAGAATCAGTAAAGGCCCTATTAGTATTTAACTGAGAGATTATGTTAAATACTTTAAATACCTTATTTGGAACATAACCTTGACCTGCTCGCATACCTGTTGAAGCATTCAAACATTGTAAAGTATGTCCAACTTTAACATACTTCCACCATTTTTCACTGTTATCCATTTTTGTGCATGTTTATTTTAAAATTAAATAAATTATACTCAAATATCCGATTTTCCCTGTATTTAGAATTAATTCTATCAACTTTTCGAGTAGTATAAAGTTTATGTTGATTTATTTTCCAACATCCTTCTTCTTTATATAGATATTTATACTTTATTACATTTCCAAGACCAATACTATAACTCATATGAGCAACAGAAAATCTTTGAAATTGATTTAATCCTGGGAAATAATAATCAACTAACTTTAAGTGGTTATCGAAACTAATCCTGAGAATATTATCGGCTGTTTCTTCGGTAACATAATTACCTATCTTAAAAGTAGTAAAAAAGGCGAGTCTTTGTCCATATCCTATAGCTAAATAGCCACAATCATCATATGGTGTAGACCTAAACCCTTCATGGAGTTTTATTAAATTTATAACTTCTTCAAATTTATTAATTACAGTTTCTTTCAACATCAGATTATAAGAATACTGATGTATTGATTCAGATAAATATTTATTAGTAGCATTAGTAGCTGTATAATAAAAACTTATAAGAAATATGATAATAACTATAACTTTTTTCATTATTAAATTTTTAGTTAAACAATAGGAAAAGAGTATTAAACACTCTTTTCCATTTTAAAATTCTCTATAAAATCATTTTCATAAGGCTCATCCATCAATTCTATATCAGGAATAGTAATACAATCTTCAATTTCTTTTTCAGTTAAACCCAAATAATCAGCATAATACTCTATTAATGCAACATGTTTATCCAAGGCTAATAAAGCCTTAGAAACAATTGTTTTACCATCAGAAGATTTAACATTATAAGCTAAACCAGAGTAAGATTTGATAAATGTTTTAGCTTGGATTGAAATTAAACTATACTTTCCTGACCCAATTAACTTAATATCTTCAGAAAATATAGCGGGTATAGAAAATTTAAAGAATAAACCAGTTTTATGTTCTACAATAGATTCAAAGTAAGGAAAATCAAGAAATTTATTCTTATTTTCTACCGAAGCTACCTGAACAAAAATAGCATCATAACTTTTGTTTAACAATGTTTTTATAAAGCAATCTCCAAAACTTACTTTGTTTAATCCTATAAGCGGTAAAATGTAATAATTAAAAATATTATCGCTTGGATCTTTAAGAAATCTATTACCCATAACAGTATATAATTTTAGTAAGTTATTGGTGATATTATTTAATCAAATAAACTTTTACATTCAAATAAAGCATCAACTTTAAACAAATTAGTGTTTTTTATCCACTTTATAGGAAAATCTTCTTTTACTCTTCCTAATATAATCATTTTAGCATTAAGTACATAATGTTGTCTCCAATCGGTCCCATAAACAGATTTATAAACATCTATAACTGATTGGCCTGAATCAATTGCTTTTGCAGCTTTTACTTCTCCTATTCTTCGACAACCTTTTATATTGTCTATAGAATCACCTTGTAATAGCTGAATATTTAGGTTACGGATAGAATCTGCTATAGAAATATCAATAAATTTTAGTTTTTTATATAAATAATGTTTACAAGGAATCTGAAACATATCTTTATCATTATGACATAAAACTATTTCTTTTTCTGGAAATATCTTAAATACAATACTTAAAGCATCATCAGTTTCGATAGTATTTAGTGCTACAGCTCCTAATTCTTCATAGATTTTATATAAAACAGACCTCCAATGAGTAAAGAACTCCGGTGTTTCAGGACGATTAGCCTTATATTCCGGATAAATTTCAAGCCTATAATTTTTATGTTTCTGAGATTGATAAAATAACATATATTCTTCGGCTCCCACACTATTTAAAATGGAAGAAACGAAGTCTTTAACATGATTCTTTACTTTCTCCGCATCAGTCTTATTCTCTAACTTTACAAATTGTTGGTAAGCAACAATAAATCCTAGAGAATCTAAATCTACTATAGCTGAAATCATAACTCTAATTTTAATAGTTTAGCATTTACTGAATCTTTTTCATCATCAGGAATGCTGTCAAAGTAAGAATTTAATAGTTCATAAGCTTGTTTATAAACTTCTAACTTCTTAAATATCTTTATAAAATCTCCTAAATATAAAGAAGCAAATGTTCCTCTGGGCATAAATCTTTCTTTGACTCGCTGAGTTTGTTTGTGGAAAATAACTGGAGTACAAGATATTCCCAATTTAGACATACCTTCTTTAACCTCATTTAGTAATTGTGGATATCTGAGAGTAGTAGTAGAAGTTTTGGCTTGGATAGCCAAGCCAAACTCTTCCATTTTTGAAATAACTTCAGTTATAACATCAATTTTATTATCATCAAAACTTTTACTTAAAAGTCGGGAAGTTCCGACTTTATGAAAAATTTTCTCAGAATTTAATAATGTAACAATTTCTCTTTCCCAATTACTACCGGCATTTTTATTTCGTGTACCGGTACCCATACTAAATCTTATTTAAGTTACTAATCTCTTCTGATTTTTTGTCTAAAGCTTCTCTTTCTTTATCAGCAATTTCTTGTAATCTTAAAATAGTTTTAGCTGAAGATTCTTTTGCATACTGAGAAGAGTGATATAAACCTTTTAAAGTTACATCATCCTCTAAGATATTGTGAGGAAATAATTCCCAAGTACGCATAGCTGATCCATCATCTTGAAAAGAAATAATGTTTGCAGGATCTAAGAAACATACTAAAACAACATCTCCTTGAGATCTGTAGTTTTTAATATAGTTAAGCCCTCCTGTGTATAGACCACCACCTCCAAAAGAATTTTCTTTATTTACATTTGCAGATTCATTAGTATTAGGATTTATCTTAGGTAAATACTGAGCTTCACCTACTTTATAAATATAACCATATTTATCTCCTGAGTAGAAATTCTCTCCATGTTTATGAATAGCTGGAGTAAAATATCTATCTTCGACATATACGGGTTTACCTACAGTAGTTTTCGTTTCTCCGGTTAAAGGATCAATGTCATACTGACTCTGATATTCCTTTTTTAGAACTTGTTTCTTTTGAGGTGAATCATCTGAATTAAGTACTACATTACCTTCTTCATCTGTAACAAGAACCCACTCAGTTTTGATTTCATTTACTACTTTATAAGTAGCCAATAAACCTTCTTGAGTAATAGCCAGATCGTTAAAAGTACAACGTTCAACAGCAGTATCTTCAGATAATCCTTCAGTTTCCACCAACTTATCAACAGCCTCATAGTCAATATACATAGTATTTAAATATCTGCTGAAAAATGCTGCGTCTGTTTCAGAATATTCTTTATCCCTTTGTAAGAATCTGATCCATGCTTTAATAATAGGCATAAAACTAAATCCCTTTTCAAAAGATTCGACTATCCTTTCCGATAATCCAACTGGTAAAGGTTTATCAATAACATATTCATCCTTCTTACCTTTGTTAACTACAAGGTAGTATAAATCCTTAACTGGATTATAATGCAAATAAGGATTAGAAGTAGCAATAAGCTCTTTAAAGTTTAGTATTGTTAATTTATTTGCTTCTTCTAACAATGCATTAGCTTTAGGCAACTCGGTAGAAGAAACAAAATCTTCACTAATCTTTACCAGTTTAGTATACAATTGCTCATTAAATGGTATAGAAAAAGGTTTACCATTTATAGCTCCGACAATGTTTTTGTCTGTTCTATTAATTATTATCATATTTAAAATATTAAGTTACAAAAGTTTATTTAATATAGATACTACATTTGTAATATCATCCATAGACATAGAATCATAATCTAAAAATAGTAAAATATCTACAATTGGTTCTACTTTTTTTATGAATGACTCTATTGTGTTGATGAACTTTTCATCAAATGCAGTAATAGTTAATGGAACATCACTTCCAAATAACTCTTTTGATTTGTCTTTTAATTCATCTGTTTTTCCTTCAGAGATAAGTCTATGAATTATCTCTGTGTTTTTGAGATACTGATCTAAAGCATTAAATATATCAGTTTGTTCAGCAGTAAGTGCTGTATATGCACTTAAAATAAGATCTCTGGTTCCTTCTCTTACATTTAAGGCAATAGATTTATAAGAATCAAAGGTTTCAACTAATTTATCAAAATCATCATCTATACCCTTTAGTTTACTTACAGGTTTCAACCAGTGATGTTTTGCAAATAATTCTGATAAAATTCTTCGTGTATTATACTGTACAAATAACTCATGTAAAGTTAAAGTATCCCCAACTTCATTCATAATAAATTTTTCTAAAGGTATAAAATCTTCTTGTTTACGTAAAAATTCATAATTATCCTGTGATACAATAATAAAATTGTAACCTTCAAAATCTTCTATAACTTTACTACTAGCAAGATATGCAACAACGGCTTTTAGTATACCAGCATCCGAAGTTTTAGCAAAAATATTAGTACCAGATTTTCGTAAAGAATCAAGAGTAAAACTATCATAAGACATATTATATACAAAAGAACTGGAATCATGAGATTTCCATATTTTTTGGGTACTTTCCCGATAAAATTTATTATAGCTTTTCCAATATACATTTTTAACAGTTATTTTTACTTCAGTAGTAATATTAGTAGCTTTTTTCTTACTTTCCCTTTCTAATCTTTTTCTTTCACGTTCTTCTTGAGCAATCCTTTCTTTTTCTGCTTTAATTGCTTCTTCCTTCCTTGCCAATTCATCAAAATATTCTTGAGGATATTCGAAAGTATCTAAATTAATAGCATATTTTTCAAGTAAATATTTAAAAACTGTAATTGCATTAAAATAAGTCGCTTTAGAAGAAGATCTTTCAGCAGGACGTAAATAATAAAAATTACTTATTGAATACTTTTTTAAAATATACTCAACAAATTCTATATTTATAGATTTTTCAGAAGCGTATACTACTATTTTAGAATTGAGATCTTTTGCATAAACATTATCTTGTGCAATAACCGTTTTTCCTCTATAAGAATTCAGATAAACATTTTTTAAAGTAAAATATTCTTCCACATTATAGTCAGAGAAGAATGAAGTATTTAAAAATCTAAAATCTTCTGCTAAACCATCTAAAGTATCAAAGTCTTTAAATTCCCAAACTAAATTAAGATTAGCTTTCGGAACAAATCTTTTAAAAGTATGAAGAACTAATTCTCCTTCTACTTTACTTTTAGTCTGTCCCATAGTACCACACCATTCAAAATAGTTTTCAATATAACTTATTTTATCTTGAAGATATAATTCTGCATCTTTAGTAACTTCTTGTATTTTAGCAAGAACAGTAGTTTTAGTCTTTTCAGACCAGATTACATTCTCTCTCGATTGATTTACATCAATATCACTAGGAGATACTTTAATCCCTATATTTCCATACCGTTTTTCCATGCCTAACTCAGACCAGGAGATTATACCGTAATTAACTCCATCTAATACAAGGTGAGGTTCTGACATAATACTTGACTTGGTTACGATGCAATTATTAGAATCAAATTCCGGCTCTAATAGAAATTCAAACTCCATCTTTATTGAATTTTCTTCACAGAAAAAACTTACTCTATCATAAAAGTATAATAACTGTTCTTTTATAGCTCGAATATAATTATCCTTTGTATAGGATTGTACCTCGAGCTCAATTGTTACTCCATTTGCAGCTTTAGTTGAATTCCAAACTACCGGGATCTCTAGTTCAGTACCTTCTTTAGAATGACCTTTCCATACTTCAGTATATCCACTAAAATCATCTTTGGTTATACAATGAAAATGTTCTTTGTATATCATAAAAGAAGTAGTATACCCATTGTAAACGGTTCTAACTACAAAAAATTCAGCACCGGTTGCTAAACCACTCTTGGCTCCAATTCCAAATTTTCCTATAGCATATTTAGTATTTCTTTTGCTAGACCATCCCAATTTTAAATAATTACGCAATCTTTCAGAGCTTAATCCCACACCTTTATCTAATATAGTAATTAAATCTTTTGGGGCTTCTTCTCTTCGCGTATAGACTATTTCAACCTTTTTTGATTCCATATCAAGAAAGGAGAAATCATAGTAACTTGCATCAAAATTTGAATCTATAACAACGTCTTCAAATCTTGTAACAAAGTACTTATTCACATCAGTTCCATTCATAATAATATCAAAAGCAATCTCCTTCTCCCTAATACTATCTAAAGCATTAGAAAATATTTCCCTGATAAACGACTTTATAGGGAAGCTATATTGAGATTCTTGAAGATTACTAAATATTAAATCAATAGAAGCTTCATCAAGCTCTTTAACAAGCCCAATATTCTTACTTTCACTTATATCCAATAACGACATTTTCTATTTCTTTTAAGCTTTCTTTTTCTTTATTTAAAGTTTTCATGTAAAAATATCTATCAGTAACATCCTTTTCTTTTATTGAAGTAGGATAGTTAATAGAGATAAGACCAGGGTATTTATCTAAATAAGCTTTTGTAGCTTCGATTCCACCCTGATCTCTATCCAACCAAATAAAAACGCACTTATAGCGGATAAATAACTTTTTCATTATAAAATCTGGTATCATAGTATTTTCGCTCTTTCCTGCAACAGAATCCCAATCGAAATGTTTCCTAAAAAACATTACTTCCTTCATAGCTTTAGTAATAATTACAAATGGTAACTTATACTTTAATTGTAAGAATCCTTCTACATAATTAGGAGGAAAATCAGTTCTAAATCTTTCTCCTTTTGGATTAAATGGCATACATAATTTATAATATTTACCTATTTTATATGCGATACAAAGAGTTTTTTGATACACTAGAAATAGATTAAACTTTGCCATAGCTACATTATATACATTATACATTTTTAATATGTCTGATGTAATATCATATTTTCCAGTAAAGTAATCTAAAAATGATGAGTTATACCTTTTAGATACGATTTCTATTTTGGTTTTTGGTTTTTTACTGTAACTTTTTATTATTTTTGCTCGTGGTTTAAATGTTTTCGGAGTTCCTGCAAGACCTATATCAAAATCAATATTGATTTGATGCAATACATCTTGAAATGGAATAAGATTATCCCAATCCTCAGATAACAAATGTCTAACAAATTTTAGTACACCACCTTTTAAATTTCGGCCATGATCTTTAAACATGATACTACCATCTCTGGCTTCATATAAAGCAAAAGAAGGATGCTCATCTGAATCTCTTAAAGGAGAGGAGTAGATTTTATTTATCTCTAACTCCTTTCCTATGTAAAATGAAAATATTGAATAATCATCTACATATTTATGTATAGATTCTACTGATAAGCTATTTTCAATCAAATAGTCTTCCAGTAAACACATGATTATTCCTTTTTCGGTTCAGGAAAAATTTCATTTATAGTAACATCGTTAGCTGGAGTAGTATTTTGTCCATTATCTCCAAACAATGTTTCAGCAGTTTTTACTTCAGCCGGAGCAGTAGGATCAGTAGCAATATCAATCATTCTATCCAATTTATGTTGAATCTCGTAATCAGACCATTCAATAGCTGATTTTTCAACATCCATACTTTCAATCCAAGGTGTATAAATACTCAATGGTAAAGCAGCGAAATTGTTTTTTGATTGTCTGGGAAGTTTAATCCTAAATAATTCAGGTCTGGTTGTTAATTTATGGTCTGCTATAGCTTTAACAAAAGCTTTAGAACAATCCATCATAAATCCATTAACAAATTTTTCATCAGTCCATTTAGAATCTAAATTTTCTGCTGTGGCTCCGTATTTAGCAAAAAGTTTTGCTAAAGCTCCTCCCCCAAGGTATTTATCTACTTCTTCTAATTTAAGATAGATACCTAAAATACTTTTCATATAGGATACATTACGCTTTACATCTTTTGCGATTGCTTTTGGATCCCTTGGAGTAGTTTTACCAAACTCTAATACGAATATAGTTGGTAAGAAGATATTTATACTATCTTCTATATCTCCATCATTTACAAAAGCATCAAAAGTTGAGCTCGTACCTCTAACGAAGTTAAATGTTAATCCTTTATCAGTTACTTCTGTACCTGAACCTATTTTTACATTTTCATTAATCCCTAATCTTATCATATTTAAAAAATTAAAAAGTTACAATTTAATCTATCCAAGCAGGTTTTATTTCACCTTTACGATATTTTTCCATACGCTCTAAAATAAATTTTAGGTCATTAGGAATATATTTCTCTGGAAACATTCCTGCTGGAGTTTTAGCTAAATGAATTCCATCAGTATTAGTTAAAAACTTATACTTCGTAACTCCAGCTTCTTCAATAACTACAGAATGAAACAAACAATCTACATAGCTTGGAATATCAATAGTATTGTCGAGTAATTTACCCGAAGTTTTCATACCAATATGTCCATCTTCTTTAATATCTGTATGTGCGAACACAAATACATCAACATTAGAAGTATTTCTTGATATAGCAGTTACTAAATGTTCAGCTACATCTCCTCCAAAATCATTCCACCTGGCAAATACTTCTCCTCCGGAATTTCGAGCTCTAAAAGCCATACTATTAATTCTGGCATTAAAGAAATGATTAAGATCTTCTATGATAATTAATTTTATAGCTGGATTTTTAGCAAATATTGTAAGTACTCCATCAATATGATTAATTTCATTTGTAGTAATCTTATTCTTTTTCTCTACATAGACTTTATTGAAGCCAGGAAATAATTCTTTATTATTAGGAACTATTATAGCTGTAGTCTCTGGATTAACATATCTTAAAGAAGAAGTTTTTCCAGATCCACTTCTTCCAATAACTAAGGATAATCTCATATATTAAAATTTTAATTTAAAGTCCAACTTGTACTTTTTCATAAACTGCTTGTAAATTAGGTAAATCATCAGGTCTGGGTAATGTAGAAAAATACATACACTCACCTAAGAACTTTAATCCAAAACTTACATCTGAAACTCCATAACTATTTTTTAAAATATGCAAAGACCTAAATCTTTGATTTCCATCTGGAGTTAACAGTCCACGTTTTATATCATATCCTTTGTAAAATCCCTCACTATCATATGAACCATATTTATACGGATTAAACAAACTGAGAACAAGATCAGCAGATTCAACAGTATTACCGGTATCTTTAAAGTCCTCATACAAAGGCTCTAAGTTCCCTTTTGAATACTTTAGTCGAGTAATGTCCGATAAAGATCTATTGAATTGAGAAATAGCAATAGGATTAAAATTATACACATCACGAGCATCAGATAAAACAGCGTCCAAAGCATCGATAGCTTGTTTCTTTCCAATGTAACCGTCTTCTTTAATTTTTCCAACATGGTCTACAATAATTGTGATTATATATTTTTCATTCTTAGGGACAAATAGCCTGGAATTTTGTTTCATTACATAGCTTTTGTCTTGAAAATTAAATCTTACAATAGGGACATTTCCTTTTCTTGTAGCTATAACTTCGCCCTTGAATTTCAATTTCTCTACTCCGTCAATGAATACAGTATTTATATCAGTAGTAATAAGAAAACCTAGCCTTTTTCCTAACAATTCAATTTCTTGCTTTATTTCATTTACTGTTTTTCTGCCATCTTTAATATCTACCATCTCAAGAAAAGCATCCATCCAAGGCTGTAATTTATCAATAAAAAGTTGTTCTTCAGGTAATACTTTTCTAAATGGATTATTTCCTAGTATTATCTCTGAACTAAGTCTGATACCATGTTTAACAAAAAGTAACCAACTAGTTATTTTTGCTAATTTGGCCCTAACCTGTCTTTCCATAGAAAAATATAAACCTTCGAAATAGATATCCGATTTAGTAACTTGTAACCATTCATATGGTTTTAGTAAAAAATCATCATCTACAAAAGATGTTTTCCCTACCCCGCTTACTGATCCTACAAGAGTATATCTACCTTGAACTATATTAAATATGTTTCCAACTCTGGCTAATTGATTTGGAATAATTGGAATGCTTCTATTTTTTAATGTGTCTAAAAATTCATTATATACACTCATAAGAAAAATGTATTACTCTGACTTTCATCAGATCTTTTTTCATAATCATTGTAAACAGTCTCCCATAAGCCTTCCATGAAATACTTACTCATAGCCGGTTTTACCGTACTTTTATCTTTGTAGTACTTTTTAGTACGGTCTACTAAGATAGAAAAATCTATTGAAGGATCACCAAGAATTTTGATGAAAGTTTCAATAGATTTTGTTGTAGTAGTCCTGAGTGCATAATTAATAGAACCCCCTGAAAATGAAGGTATTGCAGCATCAATAAAAAATAACTTTAATGCCTGAGTACCAGAAATACCTAAATATCTATCAGGTAAATTCTTACAATTACATACTAATTTCTTAGGATTTATAAATGAATAATTTTCTCCAACTCTTGTAATGACTCTTCTTTTTATTAACTCTTTCAAAATCTCATCTTTTGTCATTCTATTCTAAATTTTTCATCTGTATCTACAAAACCAAATCCATCAATAAATGTTTCACCAACATTATCAACTAATTCTTTTAAAATAAATTTAACTTCATCATTAGTAGCATTTTTTTTTAACTGTAAAAAACAAACTAAATCACTTGTATGTTCCTCATAAGATAAGTTACAGCCTTTATAATCACACTTTACTTTATTTAAAGTTCTTTCATCTAATATACCACCATAATTATCACTGGCATAAGTTATATGTTTAGGTCCTACTATATAAGGATGAGGTTTATGATTTACATTTAATACATCTTTTACCCGAAATACATCTTGAAGTGATAATAATTCTTCAATTTTAGTTTTTTTTTCATCATTTGTCATCATAAATCTGATTTTATTTGTCTCCAATCTAAAGTCTTAGAAGTAGTAAGATCCCAACCACCTAACATAGTATTAGCCCATTTAACAGCAGCAGTAGGAGCTTGAATAAATCCTTTTTTTGTCCTACGCATAAAGTATGGAAGTAAAACAAAAATATAAGCTAAATCATCTGGATCCAATCTCATCATTCTACCTAATCTTTGTCTCATCTTGGTATCACTACTAAAATAAGATTCAAATATTGCATATTTAAGATTATCCATATTCACTCCGCGATTAATTTTATCCACAAGACCTAACTCCTTAATAATACCTTTATTGAATTCCTTAAAATTCTTGTTATTAACCAAATCAGGATTATTTCCATGATAAGTATGTGGAGTTATTTTATCAACTTGTGTAGTTCGCTTAGAAAAGATTACAATCTTCCCATCAGGATCTTGTGAATGTAATTGGTCTAAAGCACGTTTACAAATATCAATAGAAGTGGAGGAATTAAGTAAGATTTCAGCTCTTTTATTAGCTGATACCTGTAACATAGCTTTAACCCTGGCTACTTCTTTATAATTACTTGTAATCATTGCCTTTGATTCTTCCTGAGCTATTTTACCAGATAAAATCCTAACCTGAGAATCCCAATAATTATAGGCATGATTTTCACTTTGGACAAAAGACTTAGTTCCTTTGGCATATAATACCTTTATATTCTTATCTTTACCAAGATCAAACTTAATAAAGATAATAGGAGTATGATTTACTAAACCATCCTTCTGAGCTTGTTCCTGAGTATATTCGACAATACAAGGAAAGAATTCTTCAAGTATTGGTCGTTTAGATTCATTAACAAATCCTGTCATAGCAATCATATTAACCTTGCTATACGTCTTAAAGAATTTACTATACTCTGGAGTTAGAGCAAAATCAGCTTCATCAGCTATGATTAAATAATCATCTAAGTTTTTACTCCATTTATAAACCGTTTGATATGTATTTATTTCGATATATTTTTCAAACAAATCCAGTTTATCCCAGCATTCGAATTCTTCTTTCCAGTTAAAATCCTTTAATCTATTATTGTCAACAGTTATTAGAATCTTTTTAAACTTTAATATTTCTTGTAAAGGTTCAATCAAATCAATTATGATTTTAGATTTACCTACTCCAGTTCCAATAACTGCTGAATTATGTATAAAAGAATCTTTCTTAGCTTTATTATAAATAATATCACCAAGCTCTTTTTGTTTTTTATCCTTCTTCGTCATTCAACTTAATCCCTTTCTTTAATAACCATTCTTCCATATAATCAGCTCTGGCTTTTACGGCTTTAAATAAATCCTCAAGACTCTTTGCTTCATCTATATTAAGAAAGGTATTATGATTTATACACGGGTTCATTGTGAATTCTGAATCAAACCAAACACAGTCTTTACAAGGAAAATCAAAATTATAATGATCTTTTACAAAACATAAAGAACAAGTTCCTGTACTACCATATCCTGTAAGATTGGAAATTATTAAAGCTGGATAGTCTTCTTCATCCTCTAAATCTTCTGCACTATATCGATTAGGAAGGTTTAACTTTTCTTGTATCAATTCTTCCATAGTTATAGAGCGATAGTTTTTAATCAACTCTTTAAATTCTTTTAAGTTTTTCATACTACTAACCATTATATTCAGATTTTAAAAATAGATTGCAGACATCTTCAGAGCTTATTTTACCTTTAGACCAGTTAGCCCATACTATCTCATTATCAAGTAACCAATTTAATAATTCTATACATAGTAATCGTTTTTCTTCATTCATATCATTATTCCTTTAAAATTTTATTTTGTTTACGTAATTCTTGAATACCTAATACATTAATTTTATGTTGTATAGCATTTTCAATTTCAAGTTTTGCTTCAAATACAACCTCATCCATATTTTCCTGAAAACATTTAGCAAAGAATGGAATATTACTAGAAATTTCTTGTGTTAACCACTCTATGTGCCAAGATAAATCATGTATATCTTGTTTGGATAAGGTTTTCTTTTTAATTATTTCTACAGCTTTTTGTTGGTTTGCTTTTATTTTACTAGCAAACTCCTTCATACGTTCTTCAAATTTTCTACGGACAAATTCCTTTCTATTTTCTATAGGTGGAAGTTTTTGAACATTACCTTGAAGATATTCAATAGTACAAGGTATACCTTCCTGATTCATAGAAGTAATAAGCTCTGAAAATTGTCCTGCTGTCATACGAACTGAAATTACTTTATTTAGTGAATGATACCTGTCCTGTGTTAAATCTCTATCAGTATCTGATTGATGTAACTCCATCATAATATAGTGATCTTGCTCTAATTCGCTACCATAGAACCTAGCATGTCCTTGTATCCTAGAAAATCTTATCTGTCCGTAGGAAGGATGTGTATATCTTTCTCCTTCATTATCCATAATATGTAAATTTAAAGTATTCTTAATCTTTAGTCCATTTACTATCAATATATGGTTGAGCTTTCAGTAAATCAGATTTTAATCCGAGTTTTCCTGTAAGTTCCATATAATATTTAAGCTTTTTTGCCCACATTACAGATAATTCTTTAATGGATTCAGTGGCCCATTCATCGTGAATAGGAAGCAATAATCGAATCTTTTCCTGATAAGAGTTATTAAGAATGAACCTTCTAAGTAAAACACCGGAAATCTTTAATAAACTTGCCCCGGCTCCTTGAATAGGATGATTCATACTTTCTTTCATTATAGAACTTTTCTGTTGTTCAGCTTCTTTTTGCTCACTATAAGACATCTTAACATATTCATTCATTTGTTTATAGCTAAGTTTACCTATAATTGCCATCTTCCAATCATCATAAAATCGTGGTCTACCTAAAACCGGTTCCAAAATAAGTCCATGTTTAACACCATAGTCTGCAAACTCCTCTAACCTAATTTTAATATGTGGAAAAGCTTTAAAAAATTCATCTATCAAAACCTGAGCCTCAGTCTTAGAACAATTTAGTTTAGGAGCTGCTCCAAAAGCAGTTAATCCATAAGATAATCCAAATGCAATAGTCTTTTCTTTATCTCTATACTCTTTATGAAGTTTGCATTTGCATTTCTGTTTTGATTTAACAAAATCACAATCTTCTTCAGCAGCTTTAGTCCATTTATCTTTAAATATTAAAACACTATTTGAACTATGGATATCGTAACCTTGTTTTAAAGCATCTAACCAGGTAGTTTCACCAGACATTAATGCAATAATGACTAATTCTTCGGCACTATAGTCAGCTCCAACAAAATTATATCCCGGAGTAGCTATAAAAGCATCCCTATAAATTTGCATCTTTGGAATGTTCAATAAACTTGGCGCACGAGTAGATAATCTACCAGTAGCCAATACTGAATTAAAACTGGTTCTTATTCTACCATCACTATCAACATGTTCGAGAAATTTAATTCCAAATGTAGTTACAAGATTAATTATATCAGAATATTCCTGATACTTAGGAAATAATTCATGCATAAGTAGATTAGCTGTAACAGTTTCTTTATTGGTAGATTCTATACTTGCATTTATCCATTTAAATATAGTTAATTTCTGATCAGAACTATTCCAATTTATTGTAACAGTATCTTTAGGAATTAATAAATTATTTTCGATTAATTTATCCCTAAAATTATTCTCAATTAATGTATCAAGTAAAGGAGAAAAGTCTTCTTTAGTTCCATTCTTTATAATAAGTTTAAGTATAGAAAAATCGGATAAAATATCCAAATTGTTATAATACTCACTAGATTCCCAGGTTTTTCCTGTAATCTTTAACCCTTCAGGAAAATCTGGATCATGTGCTTGTAAATACTTTTTTAATCCTTCTTTAGAAGTTTCTTTTATATCTGGAAATATCCAGGATAATACCAATTTCTTTTTTGCTGAACTAGTCCAAATTCTATCAAATCTATCTTCAGGAACATAAAAGTTATTCTCAATTAAACTTTGTAAGGAAAAATTATTTAGGACAATATTATTAAGTTCCCTCTCTTTCTGTTGAAGAACTGGTAATGCCAAATCATAATTCTTTCTCCATATATTTTGATCAAACTGTATTCCATCAAATTCAATATCTCCTAATACTTTAGAAAATTCATTTTCCCACCAGATTGTTTTTATTAGTCCTTTTCGAGACTTAAATCCAACACTTTTATCATGAGCTTTAGCTTCTTCAATCTGAAGTCTTCTTATCTCAGCTAATTTTAAAGTATCCAATGCTGCATAAGCAATCTTCTCATCAGTAAATATATCATCATCAAAAGATAATTGAAGAGCCTTACTCATATCAATATCAAACCTTCTTTTATAAATACCGGCAAGACTAAAAAATCCTTTTTCAGAAGTTTTACCTGCATATAGTAACTTTTCTACTGCAAATGCATCCCAAATATTTCTAAGTCTTACACCATACTTGCGAAATAAAACATATTCAAAAGTAGTAACGGTTATTAATAATGCACTGGTAGTTTGTAGAAGATTTAATAATTTAGATTTTTGGTCTGAAGATAAAGATGACCATTGGATAACCCAGGTAATATTTTCAAACTGGTCAGTAAACTGTACAGATCTTAATTCTCTTTCTAATATAGATTTATGAGTAGTAGTTTCAACATCCAAACCTAATATTTGTTGCTCAGAAAACCATATAAGAAACTCTTCAAAAGAAGAACAAAAGCTATACTTTGTAGTATAGCTCGTAGATCCTATATAATTGAGTTTACTCATTATCTAAAATCTGTTCAATGTTTTCATCTTCAGTATTCTCAATATTTATAGTTTCTTCAACATCAGTAGTAGTATCATTGTGTATAATACTAATTGGATAAAAGGTTGTAGATTCTCTGCGGACATATTTAACTTCACCTTTTTGATCACCACTACTAACAGTTTTAGGTAAACTATAAATACCGGAAGCATTTGTTAAAGGATAATCCCATTCAATTTGTAATTCTACATAATGAAAATCTTTATCTACTTTATACATTTCGATAAGTAAAGGAATTAAATCTCTTTTAACAAATACTATAGGAGCATTTGTAGATTGTTTCTTAACATCTGTTTTAGCTCCTAATTTTGGATTAGATGGATCTTTTACTGTACTGAAGAAAATGACTTCAGGAAGATCATTTCCTAATTTTTTATACATTAGCCAGTTTCTTGAATCGGTAAAATCAATTCCACCTGTTCCTACTAATTTTTCTAACTTCTCCGAGTAAAAGATTTTACCAGTATTCGTAATTAGTATATCACCTTTTTCAGGTGTTTTAATACTAATTTTAGAACTACCTTTAACTTCTTCTACTTCAGCTAGTTTTACATTTTTTAATGCTTCTAAGTTCATAAAATTTTCAATTAATTAATAAAAAAAAAGAGCAGAAAAACAATATACGAATAATACTGTTTCTCTGCTAAAATATAAAATACAAAATTAAAATAAAAACCTGACTCTTAGGCTGGCTTACCAACTTTTTCAATCACCCCCTTACAACACAATAAGTAAGCTACTAAGAGTCAGGGAATTAACCAACTAAAATACAAAGTCTTTAAAACGGAAGTAAATCTTCTCCCGGTATAATGTCTTCAATTTTTATTTTGTTAATTGATTCCTGTAAAGATTTTTTATCACTCAATTCCTGTTCATTTAAAAGTTCATCTGGTGAACTTAATAAAAAATCTTGATACATGTATTCTACAGCATCAACATCAGCTTCTGTAGAAGTTTCAAATTCTTCCCAAGGATTTCCCATAATAGTTAATTTATATATTCAATTCTAAACCCTTTATTGTTACCAAACTGTGAAATAGCTCGTTGTTCGGCTTCTTCTCTTGAAGCAGCATAAGGCCATGTGGTTCTTGTCTCTCGGAATAAACTACCTTCATAACTATCCCATGACATTCCTACTTCATATTCTCTATATCCATTTTCCATAACTATAATATTAAAAATAAAATAAAAGCACCAAGACATAGAATCTAATATAAACAAAACCGTATTCTAGCAACATACCATGTTTTGACGTATAAACAATAATAATTACTAATAAAAATGTCTTGATGCTTTAAAAATTACCAGGATTGATTAGGAATTTCTTCCCCTATTTTAATCATACCTTCGTTTAATCGAGCTTTAAAGTAAGCTTTATGACAACCTTTTAAAATAATCTTTACAGATTCGTCTAAATCATCTTCAAACAGTATAGATTTATCTTCATTGTATATCAACATCTGGGATGATTCACCATTTGTAGCTAAAGATTGTTGAACTTTAACAATAAATTCACCTTTTTTTAAGGGTTTATTCATTTCATCAATTGATTTTTCTTTGAATTTTCCCATGATTACAACTTTAATTTTTTCTGAAAAGATATTGATTTAACCTCTTCTTTAGTTAATTTACCACCTTTGATAAAATATTGATGGATTAATGTATTAATCAATCTGGCTCCAAGAGTATTGAATTCGTAAGTTTTCTGTAGATAAGCTTTAATGCTATAAATCACCTGTTCACGGTCAGAATCTTCAAATAATTGCAAATAATTTGTAAGTAATTCTGAATTTTCCAAAATAGAAAATAAATCTTCTAAAGCTAAAGGCTTAGTATTGTAAATCAAACCTACTCTTCCTAAGAATTCAGTTTTCATACCCAACTCTCTTAGCCTATCTAAAGTTAAATCTTCCTCTCCATTAAAGGCTCCTGAAAATATAAACAATGTATTTGATACTGGTACATTAATATACTTACCATAGTCCCCAAATATAGAAGTATACGGAGATTCAAGAATTTTCAAAAATTCATTTTGAACTGCTGTAGTATGTTCATCCGCAATATCACTATTAACATTACCTACTACGAATAATTTATCAAATTCATCGACAAATACTATAGTAGGTTTATTGCTAATTTGAAGTAGTCCAGATAAAGCTTTTGCAAGACTATTACCTGAAGTGCCTTCTTTTGTCAATTGGGCAGCATTAATTTCAATAAAATTCAGATCATAGCTCACAGTCATATTCCTAATAGTAAAAGATTTCCCTGTACCAGAAGCTCCTGTTAAAATGAAATGGGGCCTAATTGCACAATCTGAACTTTTGAAAATATCAAATATCCTTTTTACTTCAGAAATTAACTGATCTTGTCCAATTACATTATAGTTTTTCATAATTATTTAGCTTTTAAATGTTTAATAACTCTGGCTTCATGGAAAACTTCAGTCTCATTTCCATCTTTATCTACTTGAATAGTAGTATTAGCAGGAATAGTCTGAAAATAATATTTTCCTTTTTTATTATCAGAACTTCTTCGTTTATTTATCCTATGAGAAATATGCCCAATACAAACATTAATAATTTGAGTTTTCTTTTCTCCTTTAGTATTTTCAAAATCTGCTATAAATTTAGAAGCCGGAATATTACTTCCAGGTCTTAAAGAATTAATATATTGTTTGTAAATTTGTTTTGTAGTATAAGCCCAGTTTGTATCTTTTTTCTGTACAAATTCATCAGCCATTGACTGTCTTATTCTTAAAACTTCACCGGTTTTAATATTAGCTATACAAACTAATACACCATATTTTAAAATTGCTCCATGTGTAAATGGATACACTTTTTGTTTTTTAACAGGAACCTCAGTTACCTGTTCTTCTTCTTCATTAGCTTTCATTGTTTTACCTCCAGCATTTTTAATTAATAATTTCCAAATTTAATACCCATATAGACTCTTTCATAACTAGCCCTATAGCTATTAGTAAAAGACGCTGTCCATCCATTAGTAACAGGATGTGTACAGGAATGTTCTATACCAATATTTAAAAATTTATAAGAGTAATATACCCCTAAAGTATATTCAATAGATACAGGAGATAAATTAATTATATCCGTATTATCCATCCAATTCACTACACTTGTTCTAAATTCAAAACTTTTCCATCCAATCTTTAAATTAATTTCTGTAAATAAAGAAATAGTTGAATCAGAAGAATGAACTCTAAATTGTTTAGAAGAAGTATAGATAGATTTAGACCAGTCAGTCCAACCTACATTAAATTCACTTTCAAACTTAACCTGTCCCTTAGTACATATAGAAAATATTAATAAAAATATAATCATTATTGTTTTCATAGCTATATCTTATTAAGTTTTTTCTTTAAACTCTGAATTTCCTTATTAATTCTGTTAATATCTGAATCGATTAAAGGAAGTTTCTCACCTGTCTTTTTAACAGTTTTTACTCCACTATCAAGTTGTGCTTCTAATCTTTCAAGAGCACCTTGTAATCTTAATTGCTTCTTTGTATTCATACTATTTAAATTTAATTATTGTTTATAAATTATTATTCAATTAACATTATCCAATCTCCATCACTAAATGGGTCTGGAATAACCGGGTATTCATCACAATCCGTAGTTTGTTCTAAATATGAGCTATCTATTGCAAACATACCTCCATTAGGATGTTTATAAACTGATAATTGTACATCTCCTTTGGTATCTATATCTTTTACAATTATCTCTTGAACGAATTTTGCTATTATCATATTATACTATTTTAATAGTTGTTATTAGTTTGGAATAATGGATTCGAACCACCGACCTTTGTCTTGTTTGGTAATCTCCTAGGTCTCAAACCTAGACTCTTCTGAACCAAAATCAGATGTGTTGCCAATTACACCAGAGATCAATAACAAAAAACCAAACCATAGAATCCGGAATCTCCCGTGTTTAGAAGATCAAATTCATTATTACCCAGTAGAACCTTTGTCTATAGCCTTATTTCTACCTTTTGATTTTAACCGTTGAGTGTTCCTTCCCACCGTTATGGTTTGGATTAATTCTTATTGCTATTTAGACTTATCGCGCATATAAAAGTTAGCTTCTGTTTCAACAGAACCCAATAATTTTTGAGCCGCTTGTCTTTGAGCCTTTTTTAACCGTTTTTCTGATCTTTGAAATTTCCAAAGAACAACAAAAAGGATTATACCAAGTAATCCTATACCTGATAATAAAATAATAGTTGTGATATCCATAGTTTTAGATTTAAGAATTTAGATCTCCTCTTCATAAAATAAATCATCAAATTCTCCTGGCAATAGTCCAGATATTAAAAATTCGCATTCATCTGCACTTAAATAAGGAAAAGCATCTTGAACTTTAGTTCCATTACAATAATGTCTATACTGAGCTTCAGTAACATTTAAATCCAAGGAATTCAATTTCCCAGTCATCGGATGTTTTCTTTGTATGATCATTGTCTCATAAATTTTTGATTAATAACTATAAATCCGTTATGATTTACTAAAAAATCAATTTTACCCCAACTTTTGTTACCGATATTAGTAGCTGATTCAAGATTAATTGTATATTCAGCTTGAATAACAATTGTTCTTTGAACTGGAGTAGCTCTAAATAAATCAGAATTCTTTTCTTTAAATTCCGAAAAATATTTTTCATTTGCTGCATCAATACCCAATAAATAGGTATCTTTCTCAAGCTCTTTTCTATTTACACCTTTTAAATATTTTTCATACTTGTCTTTTATAAAGGTTTCACTAGGTAACTTATAATCAGTAACCCTTTTAGTAATAGCCTGATCTGTGGTTATTAAACAACCTTTTTTTTCTAATTGTTTAATGACTTCATCCACACTTTTGTGTTTACGTCCTAAAATTTTCATTTTTATATGTATTAATTATTAATGTGACCTTTTCAACGCACTAAGCTTAACACCTATTTATACTCGCTTAGTCGAGTAAAAAGGAGAAACTAATCTCCTTTTATAAAAATCTTATGAATTCATATGCATTACTGAACTCAGTAATAATAAATAATTTATTGTTTTCTATTCTAAATTTATAATCTAAAGTAGCGTAACCCAAATAAATTATTACATGATCATCCATTACTTCATAAGTTCCGGTTTCATACACATTTAATTCTGTATTTGCATATGTAAACTGTCCTTCTTCAGTAAATAAAAATGTTATATCATTAAGATCATCAACATATTCCCAACCTCCTACAATCGGATTTATAGTTACTTTATCCTTACAGCTAGAAGCCATTATTGTAAAAGCAACTACTAGAATAAAAATTGTGCGTTTCATATATTTGATTTTAATTGATTACAAATCAAACTCCTTAAAATAAGATTTTAATGCATTCTTTTGAGCAGGATTTAATTTCCTATTTCGTAATTCATTGCAAAAATATGCAACTAATTGCATTAATTTATTAGAACTTAATTCTTTTCGTTTCAATATACCTTTTAACAATTCTATATATTCAGAATCATCTAAAGTAGTTAAGATACCTTCAATTAAAGCTACAATATCAATACTATGATGAACATCTTTATAATCTTTCTCGATATCCTTTACAAATTTAATTCTTAATGGCATAATTAGTTATTTAGTTAATTTATTAAAGCCCCTTCAATAGGAATTGAACCTATCCTATGTTTCTTGCATAGCCCCACTACTGTGTTTCCTTAGAGTGAAGGGGTATTTTGTTACTCTTTTTCATCTTTTATCCTGTCATGAAATCCAAAAGACAAAAAATGACTACGTTTAGATACAGGTTTATTGAATTTATTTGTAACTTTATTTGCCTTTTTCAACTGAGCTTTTATTCTATCAGATAAATCTTCCGAGTACTCTTTAGTATTTAATTTCTTAGCCATATTAATCCTTTTTAAATTTATCAACCATTTCTTTTATTTCTTTACGTAATTTTGGTCTAAAGAAAAGCACTATTTCTTTCCAAATTACATATAATCGCAGTTTAAGATTCCTCATACTAATCTACTAATTTAATAGAACCGCTACCAGGATAATCTTTCGGATTTTTGTCTTTATTCTTTCTATTAATAAGACTAAAGAGACATCTCAATGAATAAAACACCAGTTTCGGTGCAATATCATTAGGCTTTATACTTTCTGTTGATTCTTTCATTCCTTTTTATTTTTATTAAACCAATCTTTAGAATATAATTCTAATTTAGCAGTTAAATGTTCGCTTCTTATAAAAGACCGTATACATTCAAATTCTTCAGAATCTTGCTCTTCTTTCCACTTAGCTCCTTCTATAAAAGAATAATAAGCATTCATTCCTGTTGAATTATAGTATTCTTCTTCTGCTATATCAAATCCTTTTTTTAAATTAGCATGTTTTCTTGCAATTTCTTCAATTGTTTCCATATATTTTATTTTAGTTAGTTTCACATATAAATCTAGCAATTGTAACCCAATACTTTATTTTGTTTCTAAGTATTGGAGCACATTTTACTATTTTATTATTTTTAATTACAAATCCAGCACATAAATATTTGGTTGTAACCTTATATAATCCGTCCTTCATATAAACAAAATTAAAAACAAAACTACTTAAAAATTTAATTAAGTAGTTTTGTTATACTATTAAAGTAAAACAATTGCTAACACAACTGCTCCAACAATTACTAATGCAATAGCACCAGCTCTTTTCATCCTATTAAAAACATCTAAAATCATAATATTTAAATTTAGTTGAATATTAATAAAAAAAATCCTTCTGTACCTGGCAAGGTAATAGTTACTTAACCGCCTATTCGCATTTTAGCTACTACAATTGGACTATGCATTACATAGTAAATCTATCTTAATCCACAAACTGATTTGCCAAATCTACGACTAACGGTTCACAAACTTAATTGGCTGCATATTAAATGCTTCATAAGCAGAAAGATTTTATATTTTAAAAAGATTTGATAAGTTTTGATTAATGATAGATTTGAACATTACGTACTATCACTTCATCCTGCTATTATACTTTCGTATTAATCAAAACACAATAAAGTTGTTTAATAATCTATATACTATTTCAACATTACCAAATAAGGGTTGTAAGCATACTTTTTATTTTACATATTAAACAACAATATTGACTAAATAATTATGAATGTCATCTTTAATTATTTAGTTACCAAATCTTTATTTTATCCCTATTAATAATTCAGCATCTTTTATACATACATAAGTATATAAACCTTTTAATTGCTTTAATGTTAAATTACATAAACTTATTTCACCATATTTATAAACATATTCATCCATATGTGAATCTTTCCAATCTAATAAATAATATCTTATTCTTGACGGAAGTTTTTCTATTGCTAAATCTTTATTTTTAATCATAACTTTGAATTTATATTTTCCTGGTTATCAACCCAGGATTGCACAATTAATTTTATTAAGGAAACTCGCTTGATGAATCCCACAATTAATAATAAAATTATAAGACAAATACTTTCATATTTGAATGCTAAATAATTGTTTCGTAGATCCCTTCCCATTAAAAGTTGGATAAACCACAAACTTATTTAGCTGCCAATACAAACAGATAGAGGAACATTTTCCGGTCCTTTTATGTTTCAAAGTTTCACGGGCCACCTTGTTTGTATTATATTGTTATCATATCAAATAAATTGACTTAGATACTTTATTCTATGGAGTCTCAACAGCTAACTCCATTCACCTCGTTTTCATCTGTACCAATACCTAAGTAGTTGGTGAGGTTAAATTTCTCAACCTAACACAGTCATTGACAGTTAAATTGGCCAGGAACTTACTGGATAGTTGTACAACAACTCTTTAATTAATGTCTTTACGTATACCTTTATTAATCAATCTTAATAGTAAAAATTGAGCAATTAATTTTTCTCTCGAAGATGTTGTAGTTTTAATAATATTACAACACACTTTAATTGATTTATATTTCATAACAAATATATTTTTATACAAAATTATGTAAAATAAGTGAGGGATAATTATATTAACTATTGTATAAACCACTATAACTATATTTTTCAATAGGTTGTTGTTCTCTCCAAGTCCCAAATATCCCTTTTGGAAGTAGGATTGTTAATACAAATATTCACTTATATTATCAAAATAGTTTGTAATCTAGCCGTAACGAATTTCACCATATTTCAGATGGCATTAATTACAAACTTCCATTACTGGTTTTTGATAATATTTTAAATAAACTCTCATAGGGTTGCTATCTCTAACTGTATCACTTCTTTTCAGTCTCACCGTCGTCTGTACATAACTAAGAGCACCTCTACATATTTAACCCGCAAATTGGATGAGAGTTTAACTTGTTTAATCTTCAAGTTTAGGATTTAATGTTTTTATTCAATTTTATCTAAACTAATTATATTTATATTCCATCCGTTTGTTTTATTTACATAAGGCAATCCATAAGAAATAAATTGCAATATTATACTTGCACCTTTATACGCTATGGATGGATAATTATTTGAACCACCTCCGTTAGTAGATAAATTGTGTTCTATTACTTGAACATTTTTACCTATACTAAAGTTTGAAAATTTATCTTTTCTATAAACTAATTTTTGACCATTACAATAAATAGAAGCACCGTTATAACCTAACCATTCAAATTTTGCAGTTACATTATAAGTAGATAAAACTTTATCTTTTAATTCAGCTAATAATGGATTATGTAGATTAGTTTGTAATAAATAACCTATTGAGAACTCTTCATTTAAAATATCTTCATCAGATATTTTGGTATTCCAGTTTTTATTGGATCTATCTATATTCATAATAATCAATTTTAATTATTTTCTAATCCTTTTAATACTAATTTACCGATATTATTAAGACTATAATTCCTTTCATCACTTGGGAAACCTTTGAATTTTACATTCGTCAACGGTCCCCATTGCGAAGACCATACATGTCCCCCAGATTGTTCTTCAAGATAATTATATATTTTAATACAATCTTCAGCATCTTGTTTAGTTTCAGGATTTTTTAATTGTTTTTGTAGTCTATCCATTAGTTTTCCCATAGTAATCAGTTTTAATTATTAATCTTCAATAATGGAATCTAATCCTTTAAATCCATAATACCAATATCTTCTGGTTTACATTTTTTATTAAACCATTTAAACAATCTATACATATAATAGATTGCCAATACTATTAAAAATTCTCTCATGATTGTATATTTTTAGTTAGTTTTTGTAAGAAAATAAACTCCTATTCTAACATGTATTTAATAATTACTTCATTGGTCCCTTTTGAGAGTTTCTACATCATAATTACTTGAATAGAAGTTTATTATAGCTGAGAAAGTAGGACTCGAACCTACGACTTACACGTTAACAGCGTGTCACTCTACCAACTGAGTTATTTCTCAATGTGAGGGAACTTTCGCTTCCCTCAGTCTCGTTGTTAGGCAACCATTGCTAGTTTCCTATCAAATAAATTAATTATGTTGCCGTTTACACAGCTAATAAGCTCTCCTTTACTTCTATTACTTTGCTGTCAAAACCAAAATCAGCCCCATGTTTTAAAAATGAATGTTGGAAGTACCGTAACTTCCTCAAAATCCCTGTTAATTCAGATCAACATTCATTATCAATTGGCGAAATCGATGCAGGCGAGGTGTTCGCACTATTGGTACATGTTACAACGAATTTTCACTTCATTTATACCCTTTCCTAAACTTATACTAGTATTCGTTTAGCTTTAAATATAAAATCAACCAAAAACACCCCATATGTGGAGCTGATGGGAATCGAACCCACGTCCAAACAAACTTTTGAAATAATATCAATGAACTTATTAAGTTTTTAAATATAAAGATTTAACTTATTAAAAAACATGACTTTTATCATGTTTTTATAAAACGAGGTATAAAACTACCTTGATAACATCCTGGTACAGGAATCATATTATCTCCTTTAATATCTATTCCAGGTAAAGATATAACCTTTTTATACCAAGTTTTTTTATATTTTTTTTCTATTTTACTTGGTTCTATTAATAAATGAAAACCTCCTCTTGTTTTAAGAAAATGACAGGCTTCTTTAGTTATATCTTCCAATAAATGAAATTTTATAAAGTCAATTTCAACACCATCAAAATCTAAATCAAAATATATAGTTCTACTTTTAGCTTTTTGAATTTCAGAAATAACTTCTGCTTGAGGATTCCATCCACTATAAGGTTTTGTTATTAAATGAGCTAAATGTATTAAAGAATTTTTAGCAGCTTTTTCTACATTCCTCGGATTAGGATTAATGTATAATACTAAGCTTTCTTGAGGAGCTATTACACCTTTTACAGTATAATTACCAACTTCACATTCTAATTGTTTAATCTTTTGAATAAGATAATCTTTTTTAGATGTAAATCGTTTCATCTGTCCTTTATCTGATGCAATATGCACCAAATGTTGACAATATTTTTTACAAGCAAATAGACAAACATAAAAAGTTTCATTATACTCTAATTCTGGAAGCCATTTAATGAAATTATTTAATATATCTAAATCTGCTATAATTTTATAATTCATACTTACTTATTTTTGATGTTTTTTAAGCAAATCTTTAAATTCCTTTTGAGTTCCTATAAAAGGTACATATGTTTCAGGATTATAATCTTCAATATCATCAGGTATATCAAATTCTTCATAACCAAACATTTTCATTATTAGACCAAGAGCATACATAGTCTCAGAATACTTTAGTCTATCCTGAGCCTTTACTATATCTATTTTTGAATTTAAAATAGTTATCTGCCAAATATTATTATTAGAATTACGTTCTAATTCAATAGCTATTTCAAGAGCTTCAATCTGTTTTATAGGGAATTTCCAATTTGCTCTAGTTAAAGTTCTTCCAATAAAGTTTCTTAACTCTACGTTATGTAAACCTTCATAAATTTCTAAATTTTTCATAAATCAATGATTTAAAGTTAAAGCTTTTCTTATCTCTTCTTCTCCCAAAATCTCAATAGCTTGTTCTGCTAATTTTTTAGATTTAAAATACACTATACTATATTGTACAATGTTGGTTTTACTTATTTTTAATGTTGATTCAGAACTTTCGAATGATTCATAATTAATATAATGAAACCATTTATCATTACCTCCTCTTTTTCTTTCAGGCAACCAATAACCATTTAAAAATTTGGCTACATTACATAGTTTGTTAAGAGCTAATATTGATTCTAGTTGTTCTTCTGTTATAGAATTTGTGAGTTCCATTATATCTTCCTCCTCTTCTTCTACTTCCCAAGTAATAACTTTACTTTTACCAGCTATAGTAGCTACTGTTTTATCTTTGAATAAACTTATTGCTACATCTTTATAAGTTAACACTTCTTTAACTTCTTTAAATACTATTTTTTCAAATGTACTTTTTTCTTCATCTATCTCATACCCTTCAGGTACTTGAATAATTATTTCTTTTTGATTTTTCATGTCTTTATTTATAATTAGTTTCGTAACGGATTCTAATTGCTTTTTTAGCCTTTCTTAAAGACCTTATAAGCTTTTTTATTTCTTTTTTCATGATACTTTATTTTTTAATGTAACCCTTTTTTGTCTTTTTGATTTTGACAAGTTTTAGCTTGCCGTTTTCGATTGTTTTTATTGTTTTCATGATATTTTATTTATAATAAATTCAAATCTACTAAAAACCAGGAACAAACCCTGTAAATTATAAGAACTTTTTACTTTTATGGTTCTCATTACATCGCCAGCTTTATAGTGGCCCTGGTCTATCTTTGATATAAGCTGTACTTTTTTCATTTTGCAAATTTTTATTGTTTTCACCCAGAAACCCCGGCTTTGTCTCAAAGCCGGGGCGTGTCCTACAAAGAATTTGCAGAAACTTTATAGACTAAAATATTAGTGTATATTTTTCTGTTTTCGTTATTATTTCCGCTTCCAATAATTGAGAAACCATTGTACATGATTGAATTTCATCTACATTAATCTCAATGTTATTATGTTTGAAAAAGGAAATAAATTCTTTCTTTACAGGCATATAAGTGCTGCCTGTTTTATTAGCGTTTGTTCTTTTCCAGCATTCTTTATTATATTTTGATGCTTCTTTTGAGTTGTTGATTTTAATTGTTTTCATTTTTGCAAATTTTTAGTTAGTTTAAAAATCATCTATACAATTAGTAATCAATTAAATTGATTTAACGATATCACCATGAGTATTTCAACTCTGAGGGTTTGTATAATAATATCTTAAAAAGACAGGATTCGTTTACTCTAAGAATCCATCAACAAGGCCAGTAGCTTACTGGATAGTTTTGTTGAGTACAAAACAGACTAAATTAGACTAATTAAAACCATTAATCCATTTTCTCATTTGATAAGCATTTGATAAATTACCAGATATAAGTAGCATTGTCCCCATTTCTAACGCCATGTGATTGGCAGTTTCAGGGTGCTTGCTCATATCACTTTGAAAACTCGCAAATGCTTGCTGCATATCTCCCATATCAACATATTCATTTGCTCTATCTTTACACCATTGTAAATGTTCACTTCTATCCATTTCTATACCCTTTCAATTTTATTACCAATTAAACCTAAAGTTAATTTCACAAGTTTTTCATAAGTACCTGTTACTATTTTGTCATTAATTACTGTTTTCCACATAATATCTTAATTTTAGTTATAATTAAAAACTGCGTTCGTAGTTATCTAATGCAAGCCCAACCTTATTACCATTGCCAATCTCCTCACCTTTCTGGTTGTAATAGAGTCCACCTCCAAACATATATTTATGCCAATTATCTTTTTTGAATTTTTCTACCTTTTCTTTTATTCCAAATAATCTTTCAAGCCAATTAGGAACTTGTTTTACAGTATATATGTCATTTTCTTTTGTAATTTCTACTATCTTCATTATAATCTTAATTTTAGTTAATTTTAAATTCAATAATAAATATAGCTAAGTGCAGCGATTTAAAACTTGTTGATATTATCTCAGAATGTTACCTGTTTTACCTCTACTATTATAATATTTTTTGAGGTTAACGCACTTTTACTTCGCTATAAATTATAATTATTTTCAAAAACATGACAAAAATCATATTTATTTTGAACTGTTTTCTCAAAAAAAATCGGTAACTTCGCCGAGTCGCGCCGTGCGCGTTGATAATACAAATCATAGCTGATTTAATAGCAATCCGAAGAAAAACAAAGCTATAAAATAACATTTCAGTTTAAATTTCTTTATAAAAACTACAAAATTAAAACTTAGATTTCTAAAATCATACTACAAAGCTATGAAAATGTAAGACTTCAAATAGCAATTCAAAATTGCATTGAGTAGGAAAGAGGAATATGAAAAACGATGTCATAAGTTTGATGATTAAAAAAGAAACCGCAAACTGAATGCCAGTGCGGTTTCCATACCCGTTAAGAGTGTTTTATTCCCCAACTTTTATAGTAGGTTCTTTAACTTTCTTTGCAGGTTCTTCAGCTATTTCTTCTGAAACTTCATCCCAAGAGAATGTAGCTTTTGCAGTAGAGTCAACTGGAGCCGGACTTATCCTTTGAACAAAAAGACACAGAATGCCCTCTTTATTCTCTGCATAGTCCACGTCAGCTAACACTGTATTGCCCTTTTCAGGTACAAAGCCAGCATTCTCAAATAAAGACACAGACATGTGTTGTTTAGTTGCCAAGTCCCAGTCGCCAGCTTTGCCAGCATCATTAATCTGAGTTTGATGGTATTTGGTAATACCGTTCAGATTTATGATAGTTCTGTCTTCAACATAACCAACTGATGTAACAATCAATTTGTACGTGCCTGGTTTTGCAATAAGTCTACGACTTTTACAAATTCTTTTTCCCATTTCTGCTTCCATAGAAGTAAGTAGTAAAGTATGTATAGTGCTATCAGATTCCTATGATAGCTTAGGTCGCAATGAAAGTGAGTGCAGATATAATCAGCATACTTTATATAGGACTTAATCCTATCGCTTTCAGTGCTTAAATGACAGGGGGACACCCCGCCAGCTATTATTTCGTAGGGGTACTTTGGAGCAATAACCCTAAGAAAACTAAACATATACTACTCTAAAATTTTTTTCTATAAAATTTTTTCAACCCTCGAAGAACTAAATGTATATAGTCTTAAAATTTTTTATATACTTTTTTTAATTTAAAAATTTATATCTTTGTAACCAAATAACCGACTTTTTTCTATCACAAAGAAAGCTGGTTAAACTACTCACATTTCATAAAATTCGAATTAAGGGTAGCTTTTAAGATGGTCCGTACAAGATTCTTTTTAAGCTGCCTTATTTTTTAAATTTAAAACAGCTTACAAACTTTCGACGATGGTAAGCCGTTTTTTTTTTTTAGTTTTTCTAACCTACACCATCATTAAATACAAAAAGCCCACTTAGCAATTAAGTTAAACGAGCTATGAAAATCAACAATCAATCAGATTAGTGATATTAATACTATCTAATACTTCTGAATTTTCTTTAAAAAAATCTTCATTATCATATCCTATAATCAGATATTTACCCATTACACATGTCATTTCATTTGTTAAAGTGTATCTTTCATAGCTTGTAACACCAACTGTATGCATACCAAAAGGAGGCACAAGGCAAACATTACCGTAACGATAACCAATTACATATTTTTCACCATATTTATCAACAATAGTTTGCCCAATGAATAATTGTTCACCATTTTTGTCAGTTCCATTAATCTTAATTTTTTTAGTCAATGGAATTCCATCTATAAAATCAATTTGAATTTTTTTCATAGTAATAAATTTAAAGTTTATAAAATAAAAAAAATATACCTACTATTATAATAGGTATATTTTATGAAAAAATATTTTCTATAAAAAGTAAATACATAATGCTATACATGCTGTTGCTAAAGCAAGTAAAGCTGCTTTCTTTAAAGCAATTTTCTTTTTTACTAATCGTGTCTGATGTTTAATACATAGATTACAACCAGCTTCATTGGAATAAGCGGCAGGTTCATCACCGCAAATCTTACATTTTTTAATTTTTGTTTTCATGATATTAAGAATTAATTGTTTACGACTTTTTCTTGTGAATTTAATTCGAAAAAGAAATCAGTCATTTCCTTTATTGAATTGATTAAAATTAGCCATTCATCAAATGAATAATTTAAATCGTTTATTTCATTCAAGGAATTTGCTAATTTCTGTTTGTTAGATTCACTGAGTAATGAGAGTTTTATTTCCATATTAATCATTTATCGTTAGGTTTCTTAACTTCTTTACTTTGTCTTGGTATTAAATTTTTACATAGCTTCATAGCTTTTTTAATACTGATAGTTCTAAATTGCCTTGGAAAGTTTTTACTTTCTTCTGTTGTATAAGTTTTTATTTTCATATTAGTTCTTTAATTAAATAAAATACATATTATCTATTGCAGCTCGCTCACAAATTGAACATGCTACACTTCCACTTTTTACATTTTTGTAATTATCACTATACCATTTATCAGCTTCTTTTTTATCTTTAAAAAAGAATCTATCTTCATTGGTATCATAGCAAATAGCATCTTCATTACATTTATGGTCAGAAGGTTCACCCCCACATACTATTGCAGTTGTTTTATTTATGTTAATTATTCTGCATCCTTGTCTCATATTTTTCTATCTTTTTATTTAAATTTTAAAAGTAAATTATTTAGTATTTCCTGTAATAATTGTGTTTCTGTAAGTGTAGGAGATTTAAATCTTTGTATTATACTTACTGTTGCTAAATATAATAAGAATGTATACCACAATATTCTCCAAGAATATATTAATCTGGATCTATTCTTAACCATTCCATTAAAGTTTTAAGTTCTGACTTATTTTTAATATTACACCCTCTTAGAATAGGATACTCTTTAGTATTATCATAATTTTTATACTCTAAATGAATTATACTGTATTCTCTACCTCCGTAATGAGTTAATAATTTATGTGGAGCTAAAGTAAATTCATATACATTATAACGAGGACAAGTAGTTAATTCTTGTTCTATACATTTCCAACCTAAACTTTCTATAGCTTCTCTATCCAGGTATTTAACTCTTATAACTTCTTCATTATACTTTTCTTTTGTTGTAGGATAGATAGGTATAGTTTTTAAAAACCATTTACCATTATAGTTTATCTCGTATTCAAATCCAACATGGAATTCTTCTATTGAAGGAGTATAGTAAACTTTATCTTCTTTCATATTTTTCTTCTATAAATTTTGTAAATAATTCTCTTTCTTGTAATTGTGTAGTAAGTTCAGAGTCTTTTATAGTATCTACAAATTTTCTCCATTTGTAGTATTCGGAAGCTACCTGAAAACATTTTTCAGATAATTCTTCTGCAAGAGTTGTAGTAGGAGTATAACTGTTATTCCATAAACCTTCTTTAAGAAGTTTCTTAAAATCTTGTATTAAATTTTTCATATATTAAAGTGTAATTCTACCGGGATTATAGAAGTTTGCATAAGTAACTCTATCTATCAATTCCTGTAAAGATTTTCGAGTAAATACAAATACTTCTTTTATATAAGTAGTACCTTCCTTTGATTCATCTATCATAAGAGGTACATTTTCTACTTTTGCAAATTCTTTAAGTAAGTTTGAATTTAGACTACTTTCTATATAAGTTTCAAATCCAAGATTATCTTGATGCTTTTCTTTATAATATTTATTTATAAAGTATTGGCCCTTTATTAAATGTTTATCTATCAGATCTTTCATAATTATATTAGTATTAAATTAAGTAAAATTCAAATATACTAAATTTTTATTATAAAGTATACTTGTTTTGTATTATAGTTTTGTATATATTTGTATAAAAAATATAAGTCAATGGCAGAGAGACAAATAGTAATACAAGTTCCGGTGAAAAATCGTAGGGATCTTATTACTAAATATTTAAAAGTATTATATCAATTTCACAGGCTCCCTGATAAAGAACTTTCTTTATTGGTGGAGCTTATTTATTATTATCTTAAATTTTTCTATAAGTATAATGATGAAGAGCTTGCTTATAAACTATTGTATGATTTAGATACTAAGAAGGAAATCAGGAAAAACCTTGAAAATATGAAGGATCCTGTCTTTCAAAACTATCTTTCTACTTTTAGGAAGAAGAAAATTATAATAGATAAAAGGATAGTAAAGCAATTTATTCCACCGGTTAATAATTTTGATTTAGTAATATCATTTTATGGAACAGTTGATAAGGGAAGTAGCAAAGAAGTTAAATCTACCTGAGAAAACTGTTAAGTTTGTTATTAGTTCTTACTTAAAGGATTTGAAGAGAGTAATGACTAAAGTAACTTATAGTAAATTAGAATCATTAGATGGTGTGAAGACTAATGCTATAATACCTGGATTAGGTAAATTTATTGTTAGCTATAAAAGAAAAAGAAAAGTTAGAAATAAAAATTTAATTAAACAGAAAAACGATGAAAAATGAAATTAAGTATCCTGAAGTTAGATTATTTTTTGATAAAATAATGACTACAGTAAAAGTTGAAAAAGTTTCTAAAGGTGGTGTTATACTCACAGCCAATGAAATAGGGAAACCCTATACCAAACAAATAGTTGTAGCAGCCGGACCGAATTCAAATGTAAAGATTGGTGATGAAGTAGAGATAAATTTTTCTCTATTTCCTCAGAAGAATGTTGGTCCTACACAAGTAGGTCAGGTTAAAGATATTGGACCAGATAAGTATGTAACTATTCTTCCTATTGAAGTTATAGATGATGAAAAATATTTTTTCATAACTGCCAGAGAAATTAAATGGGTTTATGGTAAAGAGGAAACACAATGTTAAATTTATTTTCTGTTGATGAGGAATACAATCTTATTATTCTTCCTGAAACACTTGCATTAATACCTTTTCGAAATGTTATAAAGAAATATAGGAGTAGAGAGTACGCTAAAGCAGAACTTACTTATATTTACTTTATGGTTGATTATAGATCTGACTTTAAAGATTTAATCGATAAGGAAGTAAGATCAGAAAAGATATTAGAGGTTATTTATAATGGTAGTAAAATTATAATAGATAAAGTAACTGAAAAAGCTATTGATTTCTATAATGAGAGACAACCTTCATTGAGTTTAAGACATTTGGAATCTATGGAATTAGCTTTATATAATTTACAACAAGCTCTGAGTAAGATAGATTTAATGCAGGTTATTAAAGATGATGAAGGAAATGAGACTGAGATTTATGATACCCTGGCTTTAGGAAGAATAACTACTATTATAAAAGAGTCTCCTAAAATTATCGCGGCTATAAAGGAAATGGAAAAACAAGTTAAGACCGAACTTCAGGAAAATACTACTCATCGGGGTTCGGGACAAAAAAGTATATACGAAGATGATGATTAAACAATTTACATTAGGATCCAAAGAGTATACTGTAGAAGAAGTACCTTCTATAGATGATACTGGTTTAGGAAGGGCATATTCTGCCAGAGGACTTATAAAAATATCTAATACTTTAAATGGACATATTCTTTCTGATAATTCGAAAGAACAGACTTTTTATCATGAACTTGTCCATGCAATATTAGAAGAGTTAGGAAATGACGAACTTAGTTCAAATGAAATGTTTGTACAAAGTTTTTCTTTATTATTACATCAATTTCAATTAACTAAAAAATTATAAAATATGAAAACAGTTTGTGTGTATCACAGTCGGGATTTAGACGGATGGATGAGTGCAGCAATAGTTAAACATTGGTTTTATAAAAATAATACTAAAAGAACAGAGGTTAACTTAAATGTTGTAAATACCCTTAGTATAGAAGATAGACAAGAATTGGAATCTAAAATAAATTCTAAATTTAAAGATCTAACAATTTATTTTTTAGGGTATGATTATGGAGATCCTATTCCAGATTTATCAGAATATGATAAAGTTATAATGTGTGATGTTAGTTTTCCTAAAGAAGAAATGTCAAGACTTTGGCATATAGTGGATAAAGAACTAATTTGGATAGACCATCATATATCTGCTATAAATGATAATCAAGGTTATGATAATATTCCTTTTTATGAGGGGTTACAAGATACTAATTTTGCAGCTTGCGAACTTACTTGGAAATATCTTTTTCCTAATGAAACAATGCCTAAAATAGTTAGACTATTAGGAAGATATGATTGTTTTGGTCATAAAGGAACTGATGAAGAGCAAAAAGTATTAGAATTTCAATATGGGGCAAGAGCATGTATGTCTAATTATCAAGAATGTTATGAAAAACTTATAGATTCAATACAAGGATTAGAAAAAGTACAAGGAGCTGTATTTGATACAGTGGAAGCTATTCAACTTTCTGGAGGAGATATTTATGAATATCTTTGTACAGAAGCTAAGCAAACTTATAAGAAAGCTTTTCTTATTGAATTTATAAAAACTAAACTAGAGATTCCTAAGTCAGATGTATTTCCAGATAATCCTTTCACACACATATCAGGTAATGCAAAATATAAATTTCTATGTGTAAATCAAGAAAGATTTAATCCTATTAATTTTGGAATAGATTATCATAAAGATGGATATGATGGATTTGCTTGTTTCTGGTATAAAGATGGTAAGTGGATGTGGTCATTATATAATGATAACGAAAAAGTAGATTGTAGTATTATAGCTAAACAGTATGAAGGAGGGGGTCATAGAGAAGCGTCTGGATTTGTATGTGATAATGAAACAATGTTAAAGTTAATAAGATCAGGTGAGTAAGAATAGTTATATAATTCCGGAATCCATTTTAGATTTTGAAGTAGGGACAAAATATCAAATACAAGATAAATATAATAAAGAATGGAGTAACATAAAAAAAGTTACAGTTCTTTGTTGGTCCAAAAGAGAAGAGTTAAGAGAATTGATAAAAGATTCAAGAATAAGAATCGTACAAAATGACGAAATTAAATGATTTAAATATAACTAATTCGGAGATTCTTGGAGAGATAGTTGAGTTATTTGATTCTATTCCACTATTAAACTGGATGTCTAATAGAACTATTAGGGCTAAAGATATGCCTAAAGATTCTAGTGAAAAGATAATAGTTAATTTGGCTAAACCTCATATGCTTGAAGATACTGATTACTTCAGAGAATCAGCCTTGACTTATAAAAAAACAGGAGTTTATACAGATGCTTTTCCGTCTAAAGCTCCTTCTTCTCCTTATAGAAAATTTTGGGATGAAGAAAAACGAAGATGTTTAGAAGGTTATGTAAGAAAAAGTGATGGTGAGTGGATAACTGGCTATCACTATTTTTATTTAAACTATTCTCCTATTTTAAGAACTGAAATTATTGGTGAACGTTCTAAAGATGGTACAGTACAAGCAGAAAGGATTACTGATTTTCCTGATTTTTGGGATGGAGATTATTTATTTTTTCATTATGTAGAACAGGCTGAGAAAGCTGGTAAGCATGGTGTAACTTTAAAGGCCAGGGGTAAAGGATATTCTTATAAGGCTGCCTCAATGTGTCTTAGAAATTATCATCTTATTAAAAAATCTAAATCCTTTGCTTTAGCTTCTGATAAAGATTATTTAACTCTTGATGGTATATTAAATAAGGTATGGGATATAAATAGTTTTATAGTAGATAAAGTAGGATTTGCCAAAAGACTAATTATTACAGATTCTTTGCAAGGTATGCATAAGCAAGCCGGGTATAAAAAAGCAGGAACATCTTCTGAAGGTGGATTCTTATCTGAAATAATTGGGGTTACTTTAAAGAATGACCCGGATAAAGCTCGTGGAAAAAGAGGTAAATTAATTCTATGGGAGGAAAGTGGAAGTTTTCCCCATATACTTAAATCATGGAGGTTAGCTCAAAAGTCTGTTGAATCTGGTAATAGAGTATTTGGATTTATGTTAGCTTTTGGTACTGGTGGTGAAGAAGGTGTAAACTTTGAAGGTCTTGAAGAATTGTTTTATAAACCTAAAGCCTATAGTATACTTCGACTTTCTAATATATTTGATAAGACTTCTGAGATAGGAACTTGCGGTATGTTTATACCTGATTACTTAAATAGAGAAGATTGTTATGATAAAGATGGTAACTCAGATGTTGTAAAAGCTGTATATGAAGTATTAGTAAAAAGGTTTGAGATTAAATATAGTGTATCTAATCCTACTGACTATGCCCAGACAATAGCTGAAGAACCATTTACTCCACAGGAAGCTGTAATGAGAACTGAAGGTACAGTATTTCCTGTACAGGAAATTAAAAGTTATTTAGCCAGGATTGAACCAACCCGTGAGTTCTTTGTTGGCCCACATTATGTAGGAGAGATTTTATATACCGGTATGAATAATGTTGAATTTAGACCCAGATTTGATATTTCCCCCATTAGGGATTATCCAATGAAAGGTAAAGATACAACCGGAGCCATAGAGATATTTCAACTACCTAAAGTTTTACCAGGAGATACTAAACCAATCTGGGGTAGATATATTGGCGGAATTGACCCTGTTGACGATGATATTGGAACTTCTTTATTTTCTATACTTATAATGGATTTATTTACAGATGAAATTGTAGCAGAGTATACTGGTAGGGAAAATAGTGCTGATTTTAATTTCGAAAAATCTCTTAAACTTGCTTTACTTTATAATGCTGAACTAAATTATGAGAATAAACTGAAAGGTTTATTTGATTACTTTAAACGAATGAATGCTTTGCGATATCTTGCCGATACTCCTGAATCTTTAAGAGATATGGATTATGTAAAAACTATTCATACTACTGGTAATAAATCTAAAGGTACTCCACCTTCTCCGAATATTAATAAATGGGGTAGACGCTTACAAGCAGATTGGATGAGTTCTGCAAGAATTGAAACCACAGAATTAGATAAAGAAGAAATTACTTTAAAGTTACATAGCATAAGATCTATTGGATATTTAAAGGAATGTTCTCAATGGAATATTAATGGAAACTTTGATAGAATATCTGCTGGTAATATGCTATTTATATTACGCGCGAATAAAATTAAACTAGCCGAGGGTTTAAAAGGTTCTAATAGTAATAGGGAAAGAGATGAGTATGCTAATGATCCTTTTTTTATGGAAAACTATTCTTCAGTAGAAGGATTTGATATTTGAGTTTTATTACGTAGATTTGTATAAAATATTAATAATAAAATATTATGGATATTAATCTACCTCCACAAAGAAAATCCTATAAAAGTAAAAATAAAGAATGGAGACAGTCTTGTGTTGATCAACTGGATACAGCTACTTCAATGTACACTAATCAAAATACAAGGAGAAGTATAGCAACCAAGATAATTAATCAGGAATTGTATGAAGGAAAACTTAATATTCCTGATATGGTACAAATGATTAATCCTTATAATGTAACCGCTGAAACTATTCCTACCAATCTTCCACATCATCCTATACTTGTACCTAAGATAAATTTAATAGTAGGTGAGGAAAGCAAGAGTCCTTTTGAATATAATGTAATGATAGGTGATAGAGATGGTATATCTCAAAAACAAGAAAACAGAAAGCAACTTGTAGATAAGAAAATAGAGGAACTTCTTAGTCAGGATTTATCTGAGGAAGAGTTACAGTCTGAGTTAAAGAAGTTTGCTTTATATTTAAAATATGAGTGGAAAGATATACGAGAGGTTAGGGCCTCTAAACTACTTAAACATTATGTAAGGGATTTAGAAGTAAATGAGAAATTACTTGATGCTTTTAAAAATGCTTTAATTCATGGTGAAGGGATTGTACAATGTGGAATACAGGATAATGAACCAACATTTGAAGTTTTAAATCCAATTAAAGTACATACTATAAGAGGTGGATATTCCTCAAGAATTGAAGATGCAGATATTATTATTATAGAAGATCATTGGTCCCCTGGTAGGGTTCTTGATACCTATTATGATAAATTAACTAGGGAGGAAATTGATAGAATATCCAAAGGATATACTTCTAAGTATGGAGCTTTTGATCAACAGAATTTTAGAAATAGTTTTATAACCTCTGAGAGTGGGGAAATGATTGAGGGATATCTTCAACTTGCAGAGATCAATGGAAATCGTTTTAATAGGAACTTTATGGATAATAATGGTAATGTCCGTATGTTAAGATGTTACTGGAGTTCTTTAAAGCAAGCCTATCGGGTTAAGTATTTTGATGATTATGGTGATACTCAGTATAAAATAGAATCGGAAGAATATATAGCTGAACCTTCAAAAGGAGAAACACTGGAGAAAATTTATATACGAGAATGGTGGCATGGTTGTAAAATTGGTTCAGATATATATCCTGTAATTGAACCTTTACCAATTCAGTATTCAAGAATGTCTAATCCTTCAAAAGCTCACTGTGGTATCATTGGAGAAATTTATAACACAAATCAAGGTCGAGCAGTTTCTATGATGGATCGAATGAAAGAATATCAATACCTATATGATATTGTCTGGAATAGAATAAACAGAGCATTAGCAAAAAACTGGGGCAGTGTTATAGAAATGGATTTAGCTAAAAGACCATCTAGTTGGACTACACATCAATGGATAGGTTACATGGCTAAATTTGGAATCATGTTTGTTGATTCATTTAAAGAAGGTTCTTCTGGTATAGCTCAGGGTAAACTTGCTGGTAATATGAATACAATGGGAGGTAGAACTATTGATGCTGATACTACCAAATATTTAATGCAACAAATCAATATATTAGAATTTATTAAAGCTGAAATGTCTGAGATTGTAGGGATTACGCCTCAACGTCAAGGAGCTATTACTTCTTCAGAAACGGTAGGCGGAGTAGAAAGATCTGTTATGCAGTCTTCTAATACTACAGCAGAATTATTTAAAAAACATGAAAATTTTAAAATTAGAGCTTTAACTGCTTTACTTGAAACTTGTAAAGTAGCTTTAAAAGGTAATAAGAAAAAACTTCAAAATATACTTGATGATTTTTCTACTGAACTATTTGATATAGATGGAGATGAATTTTCTGAAAGAGATTATGATATTTTTGTAGTATCTGATATGAAAACCAAGGAGAAAAAACAATTACTTGATCAAGCTAATCATGCTTTTATGCAAAATGGAGGAAGACTTAGTACTGTTATGGATATTGCTTTTTCTGATTCTATTACAGAGAAAATGAGAAAGATTGAATTAGCCGAACAAGATCAGGCCGAACAACAATCTCAACAAGCTCAACAAGAGATGCAAGTACAACAACAAGCTATGGAAAATGCAGCAGCTTCTGAACAAGCTGAGAGAGATCTCAAACAGTATGAGATCGATGCCAATAATCTAACTAAAATAGAAATAGAAAAATTAAAACTAGAAGGTTTACAATTACAGATAGACTCTACAGTAACTGATTCTTCCGAGGAGCGTTTACTAAGAATTAAAGAATTGCAAGCAGAAATAGAAATGAACAGAGAAAAATTATCAGTACAAAAAAGTACTGCTGCTTCTAAAAAGTGATGTAAATAGCTATAAGAAAATCAAAAACTGGCCTCCTTGTGAGGCCATTTTTGTTTATTTCTCATAATAAGTTTATTATATTTGTTATATAAATTCTATTAAAAAATGAAAAAATTTTCAAAATGGCAGGATTAGAAAATGAAATATTAGATGATGATCTTTCGATGGATATGATCCAATTGGAAGGATTTAAGTTACCTAGTGATCTGGAAATTCAAACAGATGATGAAGGTGTAGAAAAAAGTACTATAGAACAAGTTACTGATGACGAGAGTCAGGAGAGCGTAGGTAACGATATAAAGTCCTCTGAAGCAGGAAAAGATATCGAGAAGTCTCCTGCCGGTTCTGACGATAATGTGTTTAAAACTTTTGCAACTTTCTTAGCTGAAAGAGGACTTTTAAACATAAAAGATACTGATATCGAAACAGTACAAGATGATGATGCATTTGCTGAATTAATGCGAGATCAAATTCGACAAAATGAATTATCAGATTTAAATGACAATCAAAGAAAATATTTAGAAGCTTTACGTATTGGTATACCTGATGAAGTTATTCATGATCATCTGGTAGCTAGTAAAGCTTATGAAGAATTAACCGATGAGGTTATAAGAAGTAATCAAGGAGTCAGAAAGGATCTTATAATTGAGGGATTTAAAGCCCAGGGATTCGATGAAAATTATGCTTTGAAACAATATCAAAGAGTTAGCGATTCAAATGATGATGTTGAAGAAGCCATAATGTTTAGAGATAAACTTAAACAATTACAGGATCAAACTTATGAAGCTACAATCAATCAGAAAAAACAAGCTGAAGAAAATGAACAGAAAAATATTCTGCAACAAGCGGAAGATTTGAAAAAAGCTGTTTATTCAACTGAAAAACTGTTTAATGATTATGCTGTTACTAAGACAATGCAAGACAAAGTTCATCATTTAATGACTAAGGCTGTAGTTACTTTAGATAATGGTATACCAGTAAATGCTTTACAAAAACATCAACTTGAAAATCCGATTGAGTTTCAGAAAAATCTTTATTTTGTGTATTTACTTACTAATGGATTTGAAGATATGAATGCATTAGTTAATAGAGCTAGCACTAAAGCTGTAAACAGTTTTAAAGCGAAACTTCAAAAAACTAATTTTATTGGTACTTCCCAGAGTAATCCTACATTTAATGACGAGACTGTACCACCTCCTCCTATAATTACAGATATTATTGACGAATAAAAAAAAAATTAAAAAATTATGCCACAATTTAGTAAATTTCAAATGACTGAAGCATATGATTTTAGTGGTCTTGTAACTACTAATCATTTAGGTGCTTTATTCGGGCAAAATCAACAACTGTTTACAAAAACTATAATAATGATTCTTGCGAACTCAGGGTTAAATAACCTTGATACAGTTCTATCAAGTTTACCTACAAAGCGTTTGGAAACAGAAGATGATTTTACTTGGAAATTAGTAGGGAATGATGATCGTAACATTCCATTGGTATATGCTTATCAGTCTTCAGGTACTCCTATCGTTACAGGAGATACAGGAGTTGGCTCTAACGGAACTTTGATTTATTTAGTATTTGCCGAAAGATTATTTCACGAAGTGAATATATTAATTGGTGAAAAAGAAGTTTATCAATATCGCGTTATTGCTGAACCTACAAAAAGTGTTGAAGGTTGGGTCTATACTACTCAATTAATGGGTAATAGTGCTCTTGGAGTTCCAGGTTCACAATTAGTCGCTGGTAAAAGGTTCTCTAGGGAATTCTCACTTGTTGAGGATACTATGTCTGTAAAAGGTGGTGATATATCTTTCGTTAGTCCGATTGATATGCGTCAATCTTTTACTACTCTTCGTAATGAACATAAAGTTCCTGGTAATATGCTTGGTAGGCGTGTTGCTACTACTATTACTGTTCTTGATGAGGATAGTCAAAAGAAAGATTTTACCACTTGGATGCAGTATGCCGAATGGCAACTAGAAAGAACTTGGTCACAGGAAAAAGCAAAAGCTTTCATGTACTCACGTTCTAATCGTAATGCTGATGGTTCTTATAACGATACCGGTAAATCTGGTTTTGTTATTAAAGAAGGAGCAGGTATTAGGGAGCAAATGGAAGTTTCCAATACTACTTTTTATAATGTGTTCTCTTTACTTACCTTAGAATCTATTCTTTCGGATATGGTTGAAGGTAAAATTGATCTCAAACAGAGAAGTTTTTTAATTAAAACTGGTACCAGGGGTGCTACTTTATTTAATAGAGCAGTTACTGCCGAAGCTTCTGGTTGGGTTTCATTGAGAGGAGGTATGCATCCTGCTTTAATTAAGAAAACATCGTCTCCTTTACATGAAAATGCTTTAAGTGCAGGTTATCAGTTTACTGAGTGGAATGCACCTAATGGTATTAAAGTAAGGATTGAAGTTGATGCAATGTATGATGATAAGGTTAGAAATAAAATCTTACATCCATCTGGCGGTGTTGCTGAATCTTATCGTTTTGATATTCTTTATATGGGTGCAGAAGATGAACCAAATATTCAGAAAGTAGAAACAACTAAAGGGGAGCATCGTGGATATCTAGCTGGTTTCAGGAATCCTTGGACCGGTGAAAGTACTAACATGAGTATGGGAACAATGGAAGACTCGGCTACTTATACAAGGTATATTAGTCAAGCTGCTATAGTACTTGATCCATCACGTACTGCTACAATGTTACCGACTTTGTTAGCTTAATTAGGATACAGGTTTTTTTTCATATTAGTTATTAAAGTTAAGTAATTTTTCTTTTTCATGGAGGGGTTTAAATACCCCTCCTAATTAAACATAAAAATTTAAAATAAAATGGCAGGAGTTACTACAAAAAAAGAAGAAATTTTTACTTTACCGGAAGGTATTGTAACAATTAAATTTATAAAAAGGCAAAGAGGCCAAATTGTAAACGAGAGACATATAGCATATGGCGGATTGCTCGACGGAAGTGGAATTACACTTACTTGTAAACAATTAGAAAAGGGTCAATTTGCAAACGTTCTTACAAAAGTTGAAAAAGAAGGCCTTGAAAAATTGTTAGGATTGGGATCTGATGGATTATCTATCTATAAAAAGGTTGATAATTATTGGGCTCAATTAAGTATTACTTTAACAAAAGAGGATTTACAATTAAATTTACAAGATCCTCATGAGTATATAAAGGTTAAAGCTCTTACTGCATATTCTGATTTGATTGCAGGAAGTTTGTCAGAGTATAATAAAAATCCTTTACTTACTCAAAAATTTGTTATAGTATGGCCTAATGAAGAAAGCATTACATTTAATAAAACTGTTGATGTTCAAATGGAAGCTTTCAAACAATTTGGAAAGATTGAAGATAGTGAAGATGCAATGAAAGATGTACTATTAATGTACGGTGTAAGAGTTGCAGGGGATTCTTCTAAAGAATGGATTAAAAGTCAAATCGGAAAAAGAGTTACTAAAAATCCGAAAGATTTCTTATCTATTTTGAATGATCCTTATTACAAATTAAAAGTTCTGTTGAAAAAGGCTGTAGCAAGTAATGTAGTAAAAGTAAATGGAGGTTTATATCAAACTCTGGATGGACTAAATATATCATCTCCAAATATATCACCTACTTTAAACAATGCTTTAGAGTTCTTATCAACAAACGATGGTCAGGATATGAGAATACGCTTAGAAGCAGAAATTGAAAATATATGACAACAGCAGAATTCAGTAGTGAGTTAGATGTTATTTATGAGAACATAAATGCCAATAATGCACCAGGGTTAGATACATACGAAAAGTCTGTAATCTTAACTCATGCACAAGAACTACTGTTAAAAGAAGTTTTAAAATCGGAACCATCTGGAGATAGGTTTCCAGATTTAATCTCTGTTCATACTGATAATTCTCCAGTAGCAGGTTTATTAAATAATTCTGCTTATATTTTTAGTTTACCTTCTGGGTATTTTAAAATTCTAAATGAACAAATTGAAAATGTATCAGGTATACAACATATTGTTTTGGCAATAAGTAATGAACAACTTCAACAGAAATTGTCTAAACCATATGTATATCCGCCAAGAAGAAGAGCTTGGAGAATATCGATGGATAATACAGGAGGATCTGTTGAGATTTATGTTAGAAATGGATTTACTCCTACTCTATATACTTGTAGATATTTACGTAAACCAGTCCCTATTGTTTTAGATACAATATCTCCAGCAATTGATGGAGTAACAACAACAACTCAGTGTGAACTTGATTCAGGTTTACATCGCGATATTTTAAAAATTGCAGCTACTTTAGCTGAACACTACTATATGGATAAGTACAGTAATACTGAAAGCAATGACAGTAGAAGAAATTAGTGACATAATTGATACCAGATTAGGTACATTTGATATTGGAATATCAGTAGATGAATATGAGAAATCTCTTTATTTAACCAGAGCTCAGAATTCTATCTATGATAGTCTTATCAAAATGTTTGAAATAAACGGAGACCTTTCAAAGGATTTAGAGCCATTTATTGCTGAATCTATTATTACTATACCATTAGTACGAACACCAAGTATAATCGCTAACTCTATATTTTTTCCGTTACCAGCAACTTCAAGAAAAGTGGTTGCTGAAACAGCAGTATTAAGCCATCCTACTGATCTATTATTAGATGGTAAATTAGTAAAGGTGATTCATGTAAAATTAGCCGAAGTTTCTCGTAAGATAAATAGTCCTTTTAGGATTCCTAATTATGAGGAGATTTGGAGAATTGTAACTTCTGAAGAAACTATTTCAACAGTTGTTACACCGATTGCAGAATTGGTTCCTCCCTCCGGGGCAGGAATATCATCTTATACTATTAAGTACATAGCGAAAGTAACTCCTATTGTACTTGAAGATTTACCTACAGGATTGGATATCGAAGGAGTAAGTTTAGAAACTAATTCAAAATTTAATACTGAAATTCTAAACAAAATAATTGATTTAGCTATTGGGCTTATCTTACAAGATAAATCAGTAACTAAATCTGAAGTATAAATTTTAATAAAATTATAAATTATGTTTTCTGCTAAAAATTCTTTAAAAGTGTTCGTTAGCCCACTCATCTCTAATACAATAATTGGTGATGTTGACAGTTTGCTTGAGGGTGAATTGGGCTTTTTTAACGTTAATACTGGGTTGCTTACAGCTAGTGGGGCTGGCTATTTTGCAATGAAGAAGAATGGAATAGTTGTTAAAAGTCCTCCGATTGCAGCTTTTGCAGGTTGGGCTGGAGTTCAGGCATATGCTGCTCCGACAATGCAAGTTGAAACAATAACTATTCCTACTCCAGTTGTTGGGGATGTATTTCAAATAAGTGTTGAAATAAAGATTCCTGGTATGAGAGGAGAATTTACTCTTTATGGCAATTTTACAGCCGTTGATACTGTAGCAGCTAATGTTGCTACCGGGCTTGCAGCTTCCTTGAATGCTGAGTTAGCTAGAGAAGGACATACTGATTTATTTACTGTTGCCGTTTCTACTGCCGATGTAATTATAACTGAAAAATTACAGACGTATGTAAAAGGGCACTTACCTGGAAGGTTTCTTCAGGTTAAAAGTAGATTAACTTTACCAGTTGATTCTTCAGCTATTGCTACTTTAACTACACCTCATGCTGATGGTGTTGGATATGGACCACATATTCTTGAACAAGAATATTTCGCTGCCGGTGAATCTGATCAGTATCGTTATCAAGAATGGAGAAATAACTTTGAATATATTCCTAATGCTGTTGCATCTGGAACTTATAAAGTTATTGTTTTAACCGAAGAAAATCAGGTCAAAACAGCTAATGCCAGAGTTGACGCTCCTATTCAGATATTGATTGCATTTCAGACTAATGGTAAAACTCCTGCACCTACTATTGATGCAGCCGTTAATGGTGATACTGCTGTAACAGGTGTAGCTTATCCAGGTTCTAGTGTTATTTTATCAGTTGACGGATCTCCTGAAGCTGCTGTATCAGCACATGGAACAACTGGAATATTTTCTGTTACTGTTACTGTTGCTACAGGAGATGTATTAACTGCTACTGCCCAATCAGGTGTATTAGGAGTTAGTGAAGTTTCTAATGCTGTTATTGTAACTGCAACTTAATAATTCTTCTTTATTTAAATTAATTAAAAAGGTGGTAGGTGGAAACGTATCACCTTTTTTCGTATATTTGTATCATACAAAATAAAAAAGGTATATTATGATAGCAGTTACTCAATTTACAATAGCAGCCGATTATCAAAGTGTAGATATAGTTGTTAATGCTGGTACTGGTGCAGTTGTTAATAGTTTATTATTTTATGTAGGATCTGCTTATTTAACTGATACCTATATAGATTTATCTAGTAGACTTAGTGGAATTCAAACCGAGACTTTAAATATAACAAAAGCAGAATTAGGAATTACTACAGATATCATTGATGGTATTTTAACTCTATATGCAGAGAATGATATCGATGAAACTGTGGAAGCTTATTTACTTAATTCTTATTATTCATCACTTATTCTTGCACGTAAAATAGCTCTTACAGGAATTCAGGATTCTTTCAAAGAAGTTGAATTTTTGTACTTTTATATAGAGGCTGCAAAACTTTATATAAATTCTGGTTCCATAGAGCAAGCATTAAATCTTTATGAAAGGGTTGATGCTGTATGTGCAAATTATCCTGATTATATGGTAACAGAAGATATACCAGAATGTGCAATAGGATCAGGTTGTTGGATTATTAATGGTAAATATGTAATACGGTAAATTATGGGAAGAAAAGGTAGAATATTACCGGAAGGTCCAACCGGGGAAGAGTATTTTTCTGTATTAAATAAGGATGGATTTATATATG